CAGAGCCAGGTAGGGATACGCTCAAAGCCTTGGTCTGTCAGCATCAGATTGATGTAGAAGTCACAGGCCCGATTCCACTTCTGATGGTTCTTGCTTCCCTTGCGCAACAGGTGGCAAAGGGCACAGTGCATGACCTCATGCATCAGGCGGGAGACTCGTTGTCCCGGTGTCAGATCAGCATAGGACACCGGGTTAATATAAATGGTGCGACCATCAGTGGCCGCTGTGGGAATACTCATGCGCCATGCATAACGCATGTTCATCATGAGTACGCTGAAAAAGACCAGCTTGGGGTCTTTCATCACAGCGATCTTTGCTTTGCTCAGCAACAGATCGGCTGCGTTCTTATCGAAGGTAACTGCGGTCATTGGGTTTCTCCATGTCGGTTAAGGGCACGGAGTGCCCCTGGTGTTAGTTTGTGGTTGGACGTTGAAAGGTGAACAGTTCCGACTCGGGCAATCCTGGTGGAGCTGTGCTCAGCTCACGCTTGAGCCGTGCTTCCTTTTCCATGAAGTAGGTGGTCATGTTGCGGTGGTATTCCATCTGGTCGGCATGTTCCAGCCGACTGCGTGTGGTTTCTTCCAGTGCGATTTCCATTTCTTCTCGCAGCGTTTTCTTAAAGAACATTTCTTACTCCTGAAGGGTAAAGCTCCCCGAAGGGAGCTGTGATTTAAAAGACGACGTTGGCGTTGACCGAGCACCACTTGGTGACTTCCGAAGTCTTCATGACCTCGGGATGCTTGCGGCCCATGTCGAGCATGAGCACCACCTGGTGTTCCTTAGGCAGACGGCTGATGAATTGCATCAGTTGGGGCATATCCGCTTTCTTGGCATTGTCTGCCACGAAGCCGATCAGTGCCCACATGGTTCCTGGTTCCTCCGGGATCGTGGTGTAGAGCGGTTGGCTGATAATGTCTGCATACTTGGGCAGGGTCGCAAAGACCTTGATGTGGGTATCCAGTTCCATGGCCATGCCCTGTGTGATGCAGCCTGCCAGTGCCGGCAAGAACAGCTTGTCGCTGGTGTCCTTGTTCTTAAAGACACGATCAGCGAATTCCCAGGTCCGGTTGCAAGCATAGGTTGGGTCATCGTTGTTCTCGGGGATGTGATGCAGGTAGCTTGGCTTCCAGTTCAGGAAGGACGTGATACGGCTGTCCATCTTGATCTGGCTGGCCCACTTCAGGAACACTTCGAGCTGGTTATCGATCACGATGTGAACCAGTCGGGTGACCAGTGCGCTGCTCATCTGGTTCACGATTGCCCCGTCTGTTTCCAGGTTGCCTGCGGCGATCATGGCGCACTGTGGGTGCACGTCCTTGTCACCAATCTTACGGTCCAGGGTGACCTTGTAGGACGCTGCCTGCATGTCTTCGTCGGCCGAATTGATCTCGTCCATGAACAGGAGCCAGCCGTCATAGTAGACAGGTTCAACAGCAGGAACATTTGCAGGAGCAATAGCACCCGTAGGTAACTTGTCTCCTTTTTTAATAGCAGGACGCCCTGGTGTTTTAATGGGTAACGGATCACCTGCCAGTGGAATGTTTTCCGGTGGCGCATAGTACGAGCGACCATTGCGTTCCTTGGGGAAGCCGTTCAGATCGGTGGGGTCACACTGTGAGAGCCGCATGTCGATCAGCAGCAGATTGAATTCATCTGCGATTTCCCTGGCAATGGATGACTTGCCCAGACCGAAGGTGCCATGCAGCATAGGCAGGAGGCCCAGGCCCATGTAGAAGATAGCCAGTTCTTTGGCTTCTGTGAGATTGACTTTCATGACCATGATTATTCGCCTTTAGATTGGAGTGAGAGAAGCGTGTTGTGGTAGGTGCCGATGATGGACATCAGCATGTTGTCATTGGTGATCGGGAGCTGTGCCTTGGCATAGGCGATCACCTCTTGGAGACTGCCCATCGTCGGGAACAGGTTCATTGGCACCACCGGGACGGTGGCTGATTTATCTGGTGTGTTCATGGTGGTTATATGTTCATTGGAATGTGCTGGCCTGGTGGCAGTACGCTCATCAGGATGGTATCGAGGGCAATGCCGAAGATGTATGCTTGGCCTTTGGTCTCGAAGTCAGCAACACAGATGACACCTTCCATCTGGTTGTTGGTGGCAGCTTGTGGGTTGTAGTGCAGATACACAGACCACATGGTTGCCTTCTCTGGCTCGCATATCTCGCAGTTGTTTTCTTCGTCTTCATACACTGGGTGTACTTCAACGGAGTTGAATACATCGAGGTAGCCTTCGAAGTTAATGGTAGGACGAAATATTGTGATGCTCACTTGACTGTCTCCTTGATTGCTTTGACGCGCCATGCGCCATGGATGTTTTGGTCCACTTTAAGTGGGAGGCGTTGCAGCTTCTTGGGGAAGGCATCACGAAACATGTCTCGCATGAAGCTGACTTTATCCTGGTCAGGTACAACTTCTTCGAGTGCAGTAATAATGGGCTTATCAAGTTGCTGTGCAGCGAGTTTAAGAATGAGTGTGGACTGATGTTCAGGGTGATCCTGAGCATAGTCATACACCCGTTTAACAAGTGTTTTCCATAGCATGACTGTCTTTCCTTGTGTAGTTGGTTTTGTGTTGTCCACTGATGTCTGAATAAAAAATAGTGAGTATCCCTGCGCCTGTCGGCTAGGGATACTCACTGGTTCATACTCGGTATAGCTCCCGGAGGGAGCCTGGTCTACTAAGGTATGCTGACTACGATCATGTACACACAGTAGACAATGACGCAGACACATCCTGCCATCATCCCTACCAGTGTCCAATCTTTCCAATCCATAACTTCTCCTTAATGTGCGTAGGCATCGATCATGTGGGTGGAGATGATATACAGCACCACACACATGACCACGATGAAGATCATGTCCTTAATGAAAGTCATGATCAGCAGATGCCATAATTCGATTGACGAATCTTGTCACCAAGATCGTAGGACAGCTTCTTGTACTTGCCATCGGTGATGCCATGCAGTTGATTCATGATGTCCGTCAGCACTTCGCTATCTGCGATGTCGGCCAAGATTTCCTTGTACGTCCAACGCATCCAGTTGATGTTGTTGGCATGGGCCTTGAACTCATCGTGCACCGTAACGATAGGGAACGGTTTGTATTGCAGCATACCGTCGATGATGCTCCACAGTTTGTTCAGATGCTTGGTGCTGAGCAGCCTGACAGTCTGGTCATTGATGTATGGCAGGATCACCACATCAGCAACAGTGCTACGCTCATACTGAGCGATGTAATACTGCACCTTGGCCAATTCTTCTTCATCAACACTGATCGATACATCTTGCAAGCCACGATCACGCTCATCCATTTCTATGATGATGCAAGCGCCTGCGGCTCTGACCATTGCAGCATCATAGTTACAACGGCGATGCATCGTACGCAGCACATAGGCATCCATGCTGTGCACAACGTTGGCCACATTGGACAGTCCTTTCTTGGCTCCTTCATTGATGAAGTACTCGTAAGTGAACGTAGCATGGTCCAGTTCATCCACTTCCACGCGGCTGCGGCTATCCTTGCCATCGACCTTGGTCATGACCTTGATCTTTGCATCGAAGCCATCCGGCAGCTTCCAGCTATGCATCAGGGCAAACGGTTGCCATGAGGCCAGCAAGTCCTGCTTCAGTTCCGTAGCACCTGGTGCAATGATGGTGGAGGCTTGATAGAACGCTTCCAGTTCTTCCGTGTCAGCACCGAAGATCAGGATGGGTTGTTCACGGGAGCCATAGAAGCTGGTCATGAGGGCATTCTTAGCATCCTTGCGGCTGATCTCTTGGATCATTTGCAGGATGCCATTCATGACCTCTGTGCACTTCGTGTAGGCATCGCTACGCTCATCCTGAAGGATCAGGCCAGTGTTGGCCGCACCAACCGCACAGCCGGTCATGCAGGACATCAGTTGAATGCCGGAACAGATTGCATCCATGCCGATCATGTGACCGGTAGGGATGCCCTTCTGGGCCTTCCTGATGGCCTGTACGGCCTTCATGTAGAGCGGATAGGTCTCTGCCTTGTCAGCCTGTGCTTCGAGCGTGGTGAGGTTGTCCAAGCCCCATTGGATACGGGCTTCGAACAAGTCCTTGTCCAGCCCGTTGCCATAGTTATTTGCTGCATCGATCAACAGCCATTGAAACGGGGTGTAAGTCTTGAACATGTGAAGCTCCTTAAAGGTGTGGGTAACGGAGGTTTAGGATTGGCCCGATAAGAGTAGGACCATGAGTCTTATTTCTTTGGGTACTTTATGCAAAGGTAAATCTGTCCATCCCCTGTCAGTCATAATAGGTATTACAGTCAACCAATTACTTGTTAATTCATTAAATGCAATAGTCCCAATAGGGGGTAATTCTTTTTCAACTGAAAGACTTAGCCAATTATCAGTTTTCCTATGTTCTCCTTTATAGAATATATAAACACTCATGATTCACCTGTAATGAGGAAGGCCATGAGGCGTATATCCTTGGGCACATTTTCAATAGAAATCCATCGCTTAACTACATCCTTATGTGCCCAGTTACCACTGGGATAACGGATGTAGGAACCATCTGGAATATCAAGCTGATGATCCTTAACAGGCTCAATCAGCCTGCCTGCATAGAACACCAATTGATCTGTCACATTGATTACTCCTTTGGTTGATCGATATGGTTCACCATCAGGAATAGACGGTGCTCGGCTGGTACCTTAGATACTTTAATACGACGAGGTTGACCTCTACCTTTACCCTTCGTTTGATACCACTGCTTATCAATCAAGGCATAGCAATGTGGCGGTAATAGGTGATGGCTATAACCTTTAATCACCATGTAGCCTTTGGTGTGATGGAACACATGCATGATGCGATCAGGCCACTCTCGATTGAAATAATCATTGATCCATGCCTTCTCGATCCAGTTACCTGTTGCTATATGGCCGATGGTTCCAACGTTACGTCCTTTCAGTATGTTGACCACAGACTTACTATGGCCTCTGCCTTTGTCCATACCTACGGTATAACTAGCGGAGCCATACAACATGGCATGAGTCATAGCATCCATCATGTCGTCTTTAATGCCAGTCTCCTTAATGATCAGGTCTTCGATCTTAGTGAAATCTATTGGATCACTCATAATTGATACTCCGGTGGCACTTCGATTAACTCGGGATCAGCGAACTCAATTGAACTCTTTTTGAACGGTGCTCCCTGGGTCGTAATGTGATAGCCCTGGGCATACATCCGGCCACGCTTGTCCCACTTGTTCAACAGGTGAAAGCGATTGCCCTGCTGAGCCATGAGGCTGTAGAAGACATAGGACTGGGCCTTGAACTTGTCCCAGTTCTCCAATGCCTTCTGCATGCGTTGCTTGGCCTCTGCATCGGACAATATCTGTCCACGCTTCATGGCTTCCTTCTGGATGTTCTCCAACGTGATGTCCTTGGGTGTTTCTTCCACTATGGAAAGGAACTCAAGGTCCAAGCTGAGTGCGACCGCATTCACCTTGTTGATCACGTCCAAGCACAGATCACCATCATGGTGATTGCCATTACCCAACAGCAATGAGTCGGTGAGGGTGAGGTAGCCACTCTCATAGTTGCTGCTGATCACCTTCGGTGTACACACCATAGGCGGCAGGTATTCGCTGTGGGCCACATACTCCAACAGCTCATCGGGTAGTGGTATCCGACTCTGGATCATCAGCGATGCACCAGAGCTGGCCTTCATGATGTCGAAGGCATCGGTCATGCACAGCACAGCCATGATTTCAGCAATGGTCTGTATCGCTTCAGGTTTATCACTCATCTGAAGACGCCCAGCCATCTGTGATGTGACACTGGTGAACAACTCTGGTGTCTGCGTGTAGCACACACCAACGAAGACATCCATGACTAGTTCATTCAAGTCCATGTTGACCAGTTGAGCTACACGACGATTCTTACTGTCGTATGAATACGTGGTGTTGATGTATGCATTCATGAGCATGACGCCTTTTTCATGCTTGGCCATGATGTCTTCATTGGACATGATTGCATCACGCAGCATCTTGTCGATGTGCTTACGGGCATAGCGAAGCTCATTGCCCTCTTGCAACATTACTTGTTGGAACTCATGCATGATGTTTCTCCTTGGTTATATGTAGCTACCATCTTCGAAGTCGATGAGGACACCATCATCACTGTCTGGTAAATGGGTTGGTGTGTTGTTCCACGTATGTTTGCGCATGGTGCCCAGATGTTTCATCTTGTGCAGGGTTGCTTCCTGCTTGGGTGAGCACCAGCCTTGCTTCTCCACACTGGTGGCAAACTTGGCATAGCCATAGCCCAAGTCCTTACAGGCTTGGATCAGCCTTGTTTGTGGCAATGTGAAGGTCATGGTCATGCTCCTTGTTTGAGTTTCTTAGCTGCTTCTGCCTGTTGTTCGAGTATCCAAGACATCCCAGCGAAGAATGAGATGCGTGCTATGTCCTGAAATTCAGGGGCATAGTGGTATGAGTGTTGTTGGGCTGCATGCATCATGTCAGCCGGACTGTAGGTGTTGAGTGCTTCGAAATCCATGGTCATTCTCCAATAGAAACAGGCCACATAGGTAGCCTGTCTGGTTCACTACAAAGGATATGCGCTCCACCCTGTGAGGGCAGAGCGCATGGGATTACATCGGCAGGTCGAAGCCCTTCGGCTCATCGGACACTGGCACGAAGTCGCAGGTGAGTGCATTCAGGAGAGCCTGCACACGTGCTGCACGCAGCGTGACGGTCTCGGCTTCATCAGCACCAACCGGTTGCAGCCATTCCATCAACTGCGCTTCAGCATGCTTGTGCTTGTACAGGGGAATGGCACCCAGCTTCTTCTTGGAGCCGTCCTTGCCCACGATGGACAGGTTCAGGAAACCCGAAGCCTTGACATAGTTACCACCTTGGTTCGTGCCTGGTGCAGCGGTGTTATTGGAGCCTTTGTTGCTGTCTTTTTCGTATGCCATGATATTTCTCCGGAGAATGGGTAAAGGGGATAGTTGGCAGGATTTGCCACATCTAGCGCGGAGCGCCGGTCAAACAGGGAAGCGGTGTTACAGGAGAGGACGGTAGTTTAACTGGGGTCAGAAGTGGCCGCAATTACCTTACCGGTCATAAGATCAACCAGCTCATAAACCATGCCTTTTGGGCTACGAGTCTTGAGATGTTCTAGTAATGCAAGAGCATCACAGAGGTAGGTGAATCCGGCAAAGACGTACACCTGATCCTTATAACGGATTACGAAGTGCACATCCATGAGTGGAATTCGCCCTGGTACCGCAGGTTTTGTGGGAGTACCTGGCCAGCCGCTCATGGGCACACCATCTCATAGTGAAGATCATAGACGGATTCACTGAAGTAAGCATGACCAGTGATCTTGGCCTGCTCGACATACACTTTGTAGCTGAAGTTGCAGTAGCAGCAGTCGGTCATGAATGCCTTATCCGATAACTCGGCTGCTTTGGCATGGTAAAGATTGGTCATGGTTTGCTCCTTAGTATTCAGGATGTGGGTGACTTGCTACTTGATTAGCAAGATCGAGGAGTACTCGTGCTTCAGCTTCGGTAAGCCCATGATGCTCACCATACTGGGCCACGGTGAGGTATTCATTAAGCCATTCATTACGTACTCGGATGAGTACATCCCGCATTGTTTCTCTCATGGTTCACTCCTTGATCAGTTGTTTGTTGAGGTCGTAATACTCACCACGCCAGTAGATGACATTGTGAGCAGCAGGTACCACATGATGAATAGGAGCAATGAATGCTTCTAACTTACCTATGTTTTCCTTGGTCTGTTTACGTTGATTGAGCATAGATACATACCCAGCACAGGTGAGAGATTTAGGGTGCCTCTGTTTGCACTTAGTACATAGGCTGACTGCATGGAATTCTCCATTTATGAACATAGTTATCCTATCGGTAGAAGTACTACCCTTGTTGTTTTAACAAGTATTTAGTGCCTTCTTATTAGTAGGCCAAGGGAACAATGATTTGGTACTGTCCCGGACTGAGCCTAGAACGGTACACACTGACTTTCCAACCTTGGTTATGTAGTCTCCCACACACCTCTGCCGCAGTATGATCATCAGGTACACCGATGACCACAGTAGTGATCCCGATGGACATATACATGCCAACTGGCATGTTCTGAATTAGTTTATAAATTGACAATCCTTGTTCTCTACTAAATGGTGTGTTCAACATGAGTATGCTCCTTGTAATGTATCGGTGATACATCGGTGTTGGTAGGATGGATGATGGGATGTAGGATGGTAGGATACAACCAGTGTTATCCTAGGTTGATCTACCAATCTGCATCACCAGTAGAACCTGCAATCAACATGACTGAAGATCAGTTGATGTTCATGCTTCATCACTCGCACGGAGTGCGACTTGCTGTGAAGATGATGGATTCTCTATCCTCCTTAGAAACTGTCTGTCTCTAGGTGATCTTGTGTTTGTGTATGTGTGAAGTGATCTAAGCCCACCCGAAGGTAGGCTCATGATCAGTAATGCGGGAATGTCATGTTGCTGGAAGATTGCTTACGTATCTGATCCTTCACCCAACGTTGATGGTTGAGTTGATCCTGATGTTGTTGTTGCTTGTGATTCTGGTGTTCTTCGTAGATACCACGCATGACGTGATACACCACAAAGGCAAAGATGATGGCAGCAACAGGGAATGCGATCCAAGGATTCAGACCATAACCCAGTTCAATCCAGTCCAAGCCAAGGTTAGCCAAGATGAAGGAAAGGCAAAGCAGTAATGCATGCGTAGCAAGTTTAATGATGAACATGGTGATCTCCTGAGATATGGGTAAACCCTACCTGTACTAGCGTAGGGTCATAGTTACGGATTACTTGGATGCTGCGATAGCTTTAGGTGCCGTCCTGGATACCTTGTTTGCCAGTGCATTCTTGCGTTCCTGAACTTGATGCTCGAACTCTGCACGTTGCAGTTCGATGTTCATTGCACGCTTGTGCTTGGCCTCATCACTGAAGGCTGCTGCTGATTCATCCACGAATGTACCGATGTGCTCGATAGCAGATGCGTACTTCTCACCTGCACTGAACAGCTTGGTGACCATACCGAATGCCTGACGTACTGCCATCATAATTGCGTCCATGGTGTTACTCCTATATAGGTTGGTTGATAGCTACTCATGAGATAGCCATCTCTAGTGCGGAGCACCACATACACATGGATGATGGTGAGTGGTAGCAAGGGTGGGTGGGTAGTAGGTGGGGTATGGTGGGTGGTAAAGACCGGGGGGTACTTCGCATATTTATGTTTCCGGCCTTCAGTCCTGCATCTATCTCCCTAATGAAAAAATGTAAAAACCTACTGCCTAAAAATTGAGCAGTTCTCTATGAAAAGTTTCGTTATCAATTTCACAATAAAAATTATATGTTCTTTCAGCAATACCTGTGGCATACTCCCGTCTTCGTTTGGTTGGTCCCAATAGGGGTTGGATCACCATCAAAGTAACCGAGTGGATGTTCCTGAGAAGGCTCCATAGTAGGCCCGAGATGATTCCCCGAAGAAGCAGCTACCACCTGCAAAAGATCAGGCAGTAGGGCGAGAGCAGGGATGGGCACCGGAGATAACCTTATACTCAAACGCTCGTTGATCCGAGATAGCACAGCGGTAGTGCAACAGACTGTTAATCTGTTGGTCCCTGGTTCAATCCCAGGTCTCGGAGCCAGAACATAAGTACAGTTGGGGTGTAGCTCAGTTGGTAGAGCAGCGGGTTTTGATCCCGCGTGTCGTAGGTTCGATTCCTGCCGCCCCTGCCAGAATGGGTGCCCTGCCGATAGGTGGGGAGCAAAAACGGTATTAGCGCCCCGTTCCCCCAGCATCAATGGTGGCCATAGCTCAGTGGGAGAGCATCGGGTTGTGGTCCCGAGGGTCGAGAGTTCGATACTCTCTGGTCACCCCAGTTTCAAAGGAAGGTTGGCAGAGTGGCCGAATGCAGCAGGTTGCTAACCTGTAGGTCTTCAGTGATCCGAAGGTTCGAATCCTTCACCTTCCTCCATGGTTCAGTTATACTGGTTGCGCACCGGCTACAGGTTGAAACCTTACCAGTTTCCTTATCGTCAATTTTGCTGCCAGTAGGCCGGTGCACCGAACATGAAAGAATGAATGTCGCTCTGGAGGTGTAAGCCTCCTGTCATTTCACAGGGTGTATGGCGATAGAACCTGTGCCGAAACTGCTCCGGTATTGCGTGCGTGGTAGCACAAGAGACAGGAACGCCCGATTCGCCGCCGTAAGCGGCCCATATTCGTAGTGCCTGTCTTGTCTCTTTCCCGTCCATGGGAATTCAAGCCCCTTCATGAGAGGGGCTTCTTTTTGTCCAAATTTCTCCAGATAAAGGTTGTCATGTATCATCACGATACCTGACCGATAACCTAAAGCTGGAACCATGGACCTACCTGAACCCCTGAGCGTTGATGAATTCAAGTTGGCCTTGCCTGATAAGTTCAAGAAGTCTGTCAATCAGGACTTGATTGATAGAGTGAATGCGACCTTGAGCGAGCCAGAACTGTTCGAGCAGTACCGGAACAATCTGCTCAGCTATACCAGAGTGATGCAAGATGGGAAGTTCAAGGTCACTGACTACATCAATGCGGTGAAGTATGTCGGGTTCAAGGTTATGGGCTGTACGAATATTGAGTCTTATACGAGGACATTCCCCGAAAAAATCGAGCGGTTTCATGATGAAGGTGTCACGCCCAAGGACATCGCTTCGTATGTAACGGCCTACAACAAGGGCATCCTGGTCAACAAGCTGATGGAGCAGACGCTTGTACCGACGCACATCCTGAACCAAGACCTGTATCAGAAGGCGCTCAATGAGCAGGCTGTGTTGATGATGACTGCCAAGTCGGAGAAGGTGCGGAGTGATGCAGCCAACTCCATCATGGTCCAGTTGAAGCCACCCGAGAAGTCCAGGATCGAACTGGATGTGAAGCTCCCAGAGAACAGCGTGGTCAATGACTTGCGCAACACCCTGGCCCTGCTCAGCCAACAGCAGCGGGAATTCATTCTGTCCGGTGGGGCCACGGCCCAGGCTATTGCGCATGCCCGGATTATCGATGTGACACCGAAGGAAGTCGAAGATGATTAATCTGCAAATGATCCTGGTTGACTACAAGCTGAAGAAGCGCGAGCTGCCCACCTACCTGGAACTCATGGAGCTGGACCTTCAGATCGCCGCCAAGGATGCTCAGATTGCTGCCTTGCGACAGACAATCCTGACCATTATTCATGAGCAGAAGGCGATTTCTGATGCCTACTTTTCCCCGGTGCCGCATGGAGACTGATGAATTTGATGAGGACGATAGCTGGGATGACATCGGTTCCTTCGAGCTGCCTGACTTCATCCCGGTCACTGACATTTATCGTGTTGGCTCCGCGATAGCGCCGGCATGGGTGCTCTCCCGTATGGAGAAGCAGCAGCTTGTTGTCCGTGCCAATGGGGAAGTCGATGTCCTGGTACGCGGCCATTTCATTCGAGCCTACCGGGATCACATCATTGTCCAGGTGGGGATTAACCTTTCAATACTGACTACGGAGACTTGCCATTGAGCGACTTCCCTAAAAACCAAAAAGTAGCCTATGACGGTGGTGTGTTGTTCAACACCAAGTTACAAGCTAAACCGGGTATGGATCATCCAGCCCGTGTGCCAGGTAATGCCCCAAACACTATTCAATATGATCCTCGGCAGATGTTGGGCCTGCCAGATTCTGTGTTTGCTCATGAGCAAGAACATGTCCTGGATAACCGGGCAAAGGGTCGTTATGGTTCCGACTGGACGAAAGACCAAGGCATGTACGACGCCTTCGTCAAAGCCGGGGGGAATCCTGATGGGGATTACCAGCAGAATTTCCGTAGTGCACTTGCAAATCCAGAAGTCCAGAAGCACCTGGAATCCATTGGTCTGAGTGATGGCTACACCTCGGGCTATCCTGTGCCACAGCCAACCGGAATGATCAATGGCGCACCATGGAATGAGCTGATGGCATCCATGAGTGGATATGAGCAAGCCAAGAATGTCGATCTGACCAAAGACCCGGTGCTGGGTAAGGCACTGTTCTCGGACCCTGCCTTTGCTGCCGCATACAAAGCATCAACGGGCCTGCGCACGGAGCGACTGGATGCCAAGGACTTAGCACCTTATACACCTGACATGTCAGGCAAACGATGAGCGCCCTCGAAGAAGCACTCGGCTTAGCGGAACGCGAGCCACTGGGGGCAACTGCCCCATGGAAGGTAGAAGACTACCTGAACAAGACCAACTACAAGGTGGAGCCAGGGTACGTTCCTTCTGACTTCGCCCTGGAATTCGTGTCGTTCATCAAGCTATGCAACGGTGAAGCCGGCGAGGAACACAAGACGCCGGTGGTCCACTACAAGATGCTGGACACCATCACCAACCGGGGGCACCGGATCATCAATTTGTGTCATCGGGGTATGGCCAAGACCACGGTGATGGGGGAATACTTGTTCCTCTACCTCGGGGTGTTCGGGAATATCCCCGGCTTCGGCAAGATTTCGCTGGCGCTGTACGTGTCGGACTCGATTGAGAACGGCGTGAAGAACATGCGCAAGAACTTGGAGTGGCGGCGGGACAATTCCGACTTCCTCAAGGAGTACATCCCCACGGCACGGTTCACCGACATCCGTTGGGAATTCATCAACAAGGATGGCAACACCTTCATCGTCAAAGGCTACGGAGCCAAGACCGGTGTGCGTGGTGCCAAGGAGATGGGTAAACGACCACAACTGGCGGTGCTCGATGACTTGATCAGCGATGAAGATGCCCGTTCGACCATTGTCATTCAGGCAGTGGAAGATACCGTCTACAAGGCAGTGGACTATGCGCTGCACCCGACGAACAACATGATCATCTGGTCCGGCACACCCTTCAATGCGAAAGACCCGTTGTATAAGGCAGTAGAATCCGGTGCCTGGTCGGTCAACGTGTTCCCGGTCTGCGAAGAATTCCCTTGCAGCAAGGAAGATTTCCGGGGCAGTTGGCCGGATCGCTTCCCGTATGAGCACGTGCTAGACAAATATACCAAGGCGCGACAGCTCGGGAAGATCGATACCTTCAACCAAGAGCTGATGCTGCGCATCATGAGCGAAGAAGACCGTTTGGTGCAGGACGGTGACATCGGCTGGTACCGGATCGATGGTGTGCTGCGCAACAAGGGCAAGTTCAACTTCTACATCACCACGGACTTCGCCACCAGTGAGCGCCAGAAGTCGGACTTCTCAGTCATTTCCGTCTGGGCCTACAACAACAAGGGTGACTGGTTCTGGGTGGATGGCATCTGCAAGCGGCAGGACATGGCCAAGAACATGGATGACCTGTTCCGACTGGCTCAGACATACAAACCAGAGAGTGTCGGCATCGAGATCAGTGGCCAGCAGAAGGGTTTCATCGCCTGGATACGTGAGCGTATGCTGGACAAGAACATCTACTTCACGCTGGCCAAGGAAAAGGACAGCACGGAAGATGGTCTGCGGCCGAACACGAACAAGCTGGTCCGGTTCAATCAGGTGGTGCCATGGTTCAAGGCCCGGAAAATCTTCTTCCCTATCGAGCGCAAGATGGAAGAACCCATGAAGGAAGCCGTGAATGAATTGTCACTGGTCTCGCTAGGTGGATTTAAGTCAAAGCACGATGACTTCTGCGATACCATCTCGATGTTGGCATCCCTTACTCCATGGAAACCTTCCGAAGAAGCACCAGTTGGCAAGAAGGAAGACGACATGTGGGAGATCGATACCGAAGATAACCCGGCTGATCGCATGGCCTCATACATTGTTTAAGGAACAACATGTTACTACAGGAAATATTCAACGATCTCACCTATGGTGAGTTCTCCCAGATCAAGCTCGGGGGCAATCCGGAAGGAAAGATTGATGATGCAAACTACAACGCCCTGCTCACGCATGTGAACCTGGGCCTGACCGATCTGCATCGGCGTTTCTCACTCAAGATGAACAGCATCGAGGTCGTTTTCAACACCGGCCGCTACCGTTATCACCTGTCCAGTGAGCACAAGTACAGCGACGAGTCCCTGGTGGTTGGGGATTTCCGTCTGGACGTGGGCCTCGGTACCCTGTTGGTGGACACACAGGAGAATGCTGACCCGGAATACATCCGGGACCAGCCGTATGCTGAGTTCCAGGACGATATCCTGCTCATCACGCGGGTAGAGACAACGAAAGACTACGAATTGCCGCTCAACAAGATCGGTAATCCCTGGTCCTTCATGACGCCCAAGGCGAATGTGCTGGAAGTCCCGCGTCGAATCGTGGATGGCCATACGGATGTGCCACATTTCATGGCCACAGACCGGGTATTCGTCCACTACCGGCAGGGGCATCCCCGGATACAGCCGGGAGCAGGGCAGTTTGACGCGAATCGGGTGGAGATTGACTTGCCGGAGACCCATCGTCAGGCACTCCTGTATTTCATTGCATCCCGTGTCATGAATCCCATCGGCATGGGCCAGGAATTCAACGCTGGCAACATTTACTACGGGAAATTCTTGAAAGAATGCCAGGACTTGACAGAGCAGGGTATGTACATCGATCAGACCGATGACCAGACCAAATTTAATGCGAGGGGTTTTGTTTAATTTACAACATTGCACCTAAGAAAAATGGGGGCTTCGCCCCCATTTTTCGTGGTGTGCAGAGATTACTTCGTAGCAACACGCTTCTTGACGACCGGTTCCTTCTCGGACTCGGCTTCAGCGTCTTCCTTCTTCACTGCGTCCACAACTTCCGCTTCTTTCTCGGTGTCCTTGGTAATGGGCACCACTGGCAGGTTCACGATATCCTTGCCATCCGGTCCACCCTTTGCAGCCAGGGCAATACGGCGGTCATTCGGGGAAATGTGGCCGGCTTCGCGCAGTTCATTCAGGGTGTTTTCGCGCTTGCCATCGGTGAGGACTGCGACTTCCTTGGTGTCAGCTTTCAGAACTTTGACTTCCTTGCTTTCGGCTTCAGGTGCAGTAACTTTGTCCATGATTTTCTTTCGAGTAAAGTTTGGTTAAAGAAATAACACTGTACCTTATTTCCCTGTCGAACCCCAGCCACCTTCACCGCGTGCCGTCAAAGGCAGCTCATCTACTTCGGTGATTTCGGTACGTAGGCAAGGCACCACGACGAATTGCAGTAGCCGATCACCCTTAGACCAGCGCAGTTCTTCAATGCGCTTGAGCTTCAGGCTGCACATCCACTCACCCCGGTAATCCGAATCGATCACACCACAGGTGTTATTCAGTTCAAGGCCGTACTTCACACCCATACCCGAGCGCGGAAGGATAAGTGCCACCGATCCAGTTGGTATGGCGAGCTTGAACCCGAGGCTCACCTTGGTCTCTTGGTTCGCGTAAGCAATGCCGTCTTCGGGCATGAAGATGTCGTAGCCAGCAGAGAACTCAGTACCTCGAACTGGGGTGATGACGGACGGATTAATCTTAACGATGTGCATTTTTGTTTCTTTCGTGGATAATGATTAAGGGAAATGATTCTAGCGGATAATACAAACGGAGCAGCGCCAGCAATGAAAAAATCTACTTACGACGAAGATCAAGACGAAACCATCACCAAAGATCGGCACAACGATACCGATAATGATGAGGTCAACGGCGTTGATGACGACGATGACGTTGATGATCCGGACAACGATGAATCTAAGATGGTGGACTGGAAAAATCCACCGGAACTACGCGACCTGCAACAGAACTATCAGGACGCACTACCTTCCCACAACACGGAAGTTCAGAAGGTTGAGGTCTACCTGGAAAACCTGAAGGTGACCGGGAAGGCCAAACCGAAAAAGGTGGAAGGTCGCTCATCGATCCAGCCGAAGTTGATTCGCAAGCAGGCAGAGTGGCGTTATCCCGCTCTGTCTGAACCATTCCTGTCGATGCCTGATCTGTTTAAGGTCTCCCCGGTAACCTGGGAAGATGGTCCGGCCGCAGTCCAGAATGAGTTGCTGCTGAACAACCAGTTCAACACCAAGATCGACCGGGTACGGTTCATCGACAAGTTCGTCCGAACACTGGTGAACCAGGGCACGGCAATCCTTAAGACCGGCTGGTGCTATGAGGAAAAGAAGGTCAAGGAAAAGCGCCCGAAGATTCGATATCTGGAAGACCCAGAATATGCGCCAATGCATGAGCAACTGGCGCAGATGAAGGAGGAATCCCCTTCTGACTGGCAAGCGGTCGAAGAAGAACTCAAGATCGCTCACCAAATGACGATTGATGGGGGTGTACCCATTCGACCCGAGTCTACCGGTGAGATGGAAGAAGTCGAAGTCACCAAGGTGGTCCGGAACCATCCAACTGTAGAAGTGTGCAAATTCCGCAACACGGTAGTTGATCCGACTGCCATGGGCGACATCAAGAAGGCCCAGTTCGTTGTCACGTCCTACGACTCGAACCTGTCCAAATTGAAAAGCCATGGCAGCTACAAGAACCTGAACAAGATACAGCTCAACGAGAATGCTCCACTGTCTCAGGCTGACCATGATCCGGCTGGTGGCTACTCCGGGTTTCAATTCCTGGATGATCCCCGCAAGATCATCGTCGTGCATGAGTACTACGGCATGTGGGACATCGACGGCACCGGTATCGTCAAGCCGATCATCGTGGCATGGGTAGGACTCACCTGCATCCGGATGGAAGAACTTCCCTTCGCTGATGGCTCCCTGCCCTTCGAGATCGTGCAGTACATGCCCGGTGACGATGAGAACACCGGTGAACCGGATGCTGCTCTGCTCGAAGACAACCAGTTGGTATCGGGTGCAGTCATGCGTGGTCTCATCGACTCGATGGGTCGCTCTGCTGCCGGTCAGACCGGTATGCGCAAGGACATGCTGGACGAAACTAACAAGCGGCGCTTCCAACGTGGCGAAGACTACTTCTTCAACGGTGGTGTTGATCCACGGCAAGGTGTGTTTCACCACACCTATCCCGAGATTCCACAGTCGGCCCAGTACATGTTGCAATTGCAGAACTTCGAAGCCGAGTCGCTGACCGGTGTGAAGTCCTTCAGCCAAGGTGTGTCTGGGTCCAGTCTGGGTGATGTCGCTGCTGGTATCCGTGGTGCACTGGATGCAGCTTCCAAGCGTGAGCTGTCCATCCTGCGTCGAATGAAGGAAGGCATCGTGGCAGTCGGCCGGCGCTTCATTGCCATGAACGCCGAGATGCTATCGGATGAAGAAGTCATCCGGGTTACCAATGACGAGTTCGTTACCGTCAAACGTGACGATCTGCCTGGTAGCTTCGATCTGAAGCTGGGCATCACTACGGCCGAGGAAGACGAGAAGAAGTCTGAGCGGCTGGCCTTCATGCTGCAAACCCTGGGACCGAGTGCAGCACCAGACTTTACCAAGATCATCCTGATGGAGATTGCACGGCTGTCAAAGATGCCCGAGCTAGAACACAAGCTCAAGACGTATCAACCACCACCACCTGATCCCATGCAGCAACAAATTGCGCAGTTGCAAATGCAGAAACTCCAAGCAGAAATCGCGGAGATTCAGGGTCGAACTGTGGGCTTCCAAGCTACTGCCCAACTGAACCAAGCCAAGATCGGTACAGAGCAGGCCAAGGCTGCCAACCTGGCATCGGATACCGATATCAAGAACCTGGACTTCGTGGAACAGGAGTCGGGCACCAAGCAGGAACGCGATATCCAGAAGATCGGAGAGCAGGCTAGGAGCAACACGCAGATGCGTGTAGCTGATCATCAGATGAAGATGCAAGAGAAGACTGTGGACCACATCAACAAGGTCGAACAGGACAAATTCAAGCTAATTCACCAATATAAGTTGAAACCTAGCAAGAAGTAGTTGTATAGTCCGGGTGTTGGCCTCCGTCAACACCCCTATTAACTCGTAGAAGCAATGATAGAACCCATGTCTAACCTGCAAATAGCACAACTCGAACGCCAGATTGAGGGCAAGAAAGCCCAAGTAGCACTGAACAACGCTCTTGAACGCCTGAAGAACAACAAGGACTTCAAGAAGGTTGTGATGGAAGGCTTCTTTCAAACCGAAGCTGTCCGTCTGGTCAGTGTCAAGGGAGACCCGGATATGCAGACGCCTGAGCGTCAAGCCTCCATCATCCGTGACATCGACGCAATCGGTTCCCTGCAACGATATTTCCGACTCATCGAAAGTAACGCTGAGATTGCTTCCGATTCCATCTCTGACGATGAAGAAACTCTGGATGCCATCAATGCTGAAGCACTCGAAGACAAGGGAGCTGAATAATGGCTGATCTCGACGCCCTGGAAATGTCCGATGAGGACTTCCTGAATGCCCCGATGCCTACCGATGCACCGGCCGTAGCCCAAGTTGCCGAAGTGGAAGATGAAAGCCAACACGATGCTACCGATGATCAAAATGACGGTGACAATGATGCTGCAACGGGTACTGACCCTGATGAAGCAGCCGATCCCGCTGCTGCCAAAGGTGACCCAGCTTCCACCGATACCACGAATCCACTGGCCGAGGCCGACGAACCGGGCGCTGGCACAGCGACTGGGAAGTCGCCCGAAGGCAAAGAACAGAAAACGGGAACAGAGAAAACAACCTCTCCCGCTGTAACCGATGACAAGGCTGGCAAGGAAGAAGCCAAGCCTGCTGGAACTGAACCCGTCATCGATTACAAAGTTGAATACGAAAAACTGCTGGCACCCTTCAAAGCCAATGGCCGTGACTTCACGGTCAAGTCTGTAGATGACGCCAAAGCCCTGATGCAAATGGGTGCGAACTACAGCAAGAAGATGCAAGCACTGAAACCGAATCTGAAGCTGTTGAAGACCCTGGAATCAGCCGGTCTGCTCAGCCAGGAAAAGATTAGCTACATGATTGACCTAATGGGCAATGCCCCCGGTGCAGTCAACAAGCTGATCAAAGAAAGCGGCATCGATCCCATGGATCTGGATGCTGAAAAAGCAGGCGAATACAAGCAGGCAACCTACGACGTTAGTGACGCCGAAATGGATTTGGATGAGGTCATGGAAGACCTCAAAGATTCCCCGAAAGTAGGAGAGCTGATCACTCTCGTCACTAAAGAGTTGGACCATGCAAGCAAGAGTGAAATCCAGAAGGAGCCAGGCATCCTGCGCGTCCTGGACAGCCACATGAACAGTGGTGTCTATGGCGTGATCATGGCCGAACTCCAGAACGAGGTCACTCTGGGTCGCTTGAAGAATGTGCCGATGTTGAAAGCCTACAAGCAAATTGGTGACGCGATACAAGAGCGCGGTGGATTCAACCATCTGTTCCAGGGTAGCACCCAGGAGAAGAAGGAAATCCCTGCTGCGCCGAAGGTAGTCGAGCCACCAAAATCTCCGAAGGCCAATGACGACACGTTGAATGCAAAAAGGCGAGCTGCAAGCTCCAACCGTCCAGTCGTGACGAACAACAGCAAGACCGGACCAGGCAAGGATTTCGATCCCCTGAACATGTCCGATGCTGACTTCGCCAAGCTGGGCATTTGAACACATATCCTGCCCCTACTTTTGAAAGCACATCATGCGCCAATATAACGCTCCCGAAACGGTCCCATCGACCATCGGTGCAACCCAGCTCAACCCGCACTTTTTCATCAAGAAAGCTCTCATCGAGCTGGCGAAGGAACAGTACTTCGGCCAACTGGCTGACGTGACTTCCATGCCAAAGAACATGGGCAAGAAGATCAAGCGTTACCACTACCTGCCCCTGCTGGACGATCGCAACATCAATGACCAGGGTATCAATGCAGCCGGCGTGACTATCGCCAACGGCAACCTGTACGGTTCGAGCAAAGACATCGGCACCATTTCCGGCAAGCTGCCAGTGCTGTCCGAGACCGGTGGTCGTGTGAACCGTGTCGGCTTCAAGCGCGTCGAACTCGAAGGCACCTTCGAGAAGTTCGGTTTCTTCGATGAATACACCCAGGAATCCCTGGACTTCGATTCGGATGCCGAGCTGGAAATGCACGTCAACCGCGAAATGCTGCGTGGCGCGAACGAGATCACCGAAGACTGCCTGCAAATCGATCTGATCAACAGTGCTGGCATCATCAAGTTTGCGGGTAACGCAACCTCGAACGTCACCATGGGTGCCGACGATCTGGTCACCTACAGCGATCTGATGCATCTGTCGATCGATCTGGATCAGAACCGTACGCCGAAACACACCAAGGTCATCACCGGTTCGCGCATGGTGGACACCAAGACCATCCCGGCTTGCCGCGTGATGTACATCGGCAGCGAACTGCTCCCAACCTTCGAACGCATGAAAGACCTGCATGACAATGCAGCCTTCATCCCCGTTCAACACTATGTAGCCGGTGGTGAGCCGCTGCGTGGCGAAGAAGGCACGGTCGGCAAGTTCCGTCTGGTCGTTGTGCCGGAAATGATGAAGTGGGCTGGTGCCGGTGCTGACGCTTCGGCCGACAGCGCGAACTACGAGACCGCCAACAAGTTCGACATCTTCCCGATGCTGGTTGTCGGTGACGAATCGTTCACCACCATCGGCTTCCAAACCGATGGCAAGACGGTGAAGTTCACCATCACCCACAAGAAGCCTGGTCGTGAAACGGCTGACCGTCTGGACCCATACGGTGAAACCGGCTTCATGTCGATCAAGTGGTACTACGGCTTCATGGCTCTGCGCCCTGAGCGTATCGCCCTGATCAAGACCGTCGCACGCCTGTAATTAGGCCAGGGGAGTGTGGTCCTACGGACCAACTCCCCGTTCCTTATCCAACCCAAAGAGAATACGCAATGTCCATAATCGAAAACGATGACACCGTTGAATTAGTCGAAGACGAACTCGAAAACCTGAAACAGCGTGCTGACGTACTTGGCATCAAGTACCACCCCAACATCAAGCTGGAATCGCTGAAGACCAAGGTGAATGATCGGCTGGCTGGTGTCAAGCATGACACCACGGAAGCAGACGATGACAATGCTCAGCCCAAGGAAGCAGTTGAAGAAACCATCGCTCAGAAGCGCCGGCGCATCAAAGATGAAGCCCTGGCCCTGGTGCGTATCCGTGTCTCCTGCCTCAACCCGGCCAAGAAGGAATGGGAAGGCGAAATCTTCACCGTAGGTAATTCCCTCATTGGTTCCGTGACCAAGTATGTCCCGTTCAATACCGGCGACGATGGCTACCACGTACCACAAATCCTGCTCAACCAGCTCCGTGCCCGTGAATGCCAAGTCTTCATCACGAAGAAGGACGAACGCGGCAACAAGGTACGCAAGGCCAAGCTCATCAAGGAATTCGGTATCGAAGTCCTGCCCCCACTGACCAAGGCTGAAATTGCTGAACTGGCCCAGCGCCAAGCACTGTCCCGTGCAACTGACGATTAATTAGACCAGGACCACCATGATTGACATGCAACCCATTGATCCATCCGTTCGAACAGCGAGCTTGACCCAAGCTACGCTGGACGGGGATGGCACGTTCGATACCCTCATGCGTGCCTTCAAGGTTCACATTGATGGGGAGTATGACAAGAACCGCATCAAGGGACCGGAATACGCCCAGGTCTATCTAGGTGGCCTGCAAGCTGTGCTCAATACCTCGTTACAGTTCACCCTGCAACAACGTAGCGTCACGCTCGAAAACGAGCTGAAGGAAGAACAGATCAAGCTGGCTATCATCCAGCAACGGCAAGCCGAAGCCTCGATCCTACAGACCGAAGCCCAGACTGCCCTGGTCATCCAACAAAAGGCAAACCTCGTAGATGATCTCCTAACCAGTGCCAAGCAACGCCTGAAGCTGGACCAAGAAATTGCGAACCTCGCTGCACAGAAATTGCAGATCGAAGCGCAAACCCTGCTCATCAATCAGCAACGCACCAACCTGATTGACGAACTGCTGACCTCGGCCAAGCAACGAGAAAAGCTGACCCAGGAAATCCTGAACCTGCAAGCCCAACTGCCGCTGATCCAAGCACAAGTTGTGGAAATGCAGAAGCGTGGTGAACTCATTGATCAGCAAATCCTGAACGCACGGGATGAACTGCTGACCAGCATCGAGCAACGTAAGAAGATCATCCAGGAAGTCCTGAATCTGTCAGCGCAGTTGCCTTTGATTACGGCACAGGTGCAACAAGCAGTGAAACAGGGCCAGTTGATTGATCAGCAAATCCTGAAGATGCAAGCTGAGATTCAGACTGAGATCGTGACACGTACCCGGATTGAAGCAGAAGTCTTGCTGATTGCCCAGAAACGTGAAACGGAACGGGCACAGACCATTGATAACGTGGCAGGTAGCCTTTCAGTCCTCGGCCGACAAATGACGCTCTATGCAGCCCAGGCCAAAGGATTTGAAAGTGATGCCTTGCAGAAGGCAGCACAGATCATGACTGATACCTGGAAGGTACGCCGTACTACAGACGAAGCCACGGTGGCTGACAGTACGAATGGCCTGTCCGATCCGGTCATTGGTTCAGTTGTGCTGCAAATGCTCCGTCAAGCTGGTGTAACAGGCGTCTAAGTAGCCGTTATTGAGCAGGAATAGGGGAGCTGCGTGCTCCCCTTTTTATTAAAGGTAGGCCATGGGTTTATTCAGCGGAAGCGATGAGACATACGTCAGCACCACAGCAAACCGGGTGGTGGCCGACAACAAGTTCATTTCCTCAGTCAAGTCCGGCACGATCAAGTCGATCTTTGCGCACGGTGAGACCTCGGATTACATCCTCGAAGACATGGTGAATGGGATCGGCTTCACGGCCCGTCCCTTCTTCAAGTATGGCCGGGACAAGTACACCTATGGTCTGCCACATGGTTCCGGTGTATCTCAGACCGGTGGCGGCAATCTGGTCAAGGCAGTGCTGCTCGATATCTATGGACAGGAGATGACGGTTATCCGCAACTCCGTGGCCCAGTACAACTTCTGGTTCGAAGCCTTCAACCTAATTGATCTGCGCTACAACCTCAATCCGATTACGCTAAAGCTCATCAATCCATCATTGGAAAAAGGTGTAGATGTATCGTTGGCCGTGGTGTACCTGATAATGAATCAGACCACCTACGATTCGCTGCCACAGGACTCGCTGGTGAACCATTCGGTGCTGGTCAACCCGGAACGTTTCACGGTCCAGATCGACAACGGGGCAGCAAACAACAGCATCAAAATCTGGCTGTACTATTCCTGGCCCAGTGGTTCGCATCTCGAAGGTGGTGGTGACAACGGTAACCCGGTCACTGTGATCGACTACAGCAGCGAAATGGTCATCATGGATCAGGACATCGGGTTTCCTGGCTTGAATTCGGCTGACCAGTACTTCCAGACGCTCTACCGCAACCAGGGAAACACCAACTACGGCTGGTGGCGTTACAAGGTCGGCTCTGGTACCTGGCCCACGCTGGACAACGTGTTCAATCCTGCCTTCAATCAGGCCGGTTCCTACTTCCCGTGGGTGTACTTCCGTTACAACAAGGTCAAGGGCAACGAGGACAAGAATGATCCCGGCTACAAGACTGCGAAGAAGATGCTGAAGAAAATCCACATGGACTATGACGCCATTTGCGACAGCATCCATCAAAGCCCGGACATTGAAAACGTCGAACAGGCGATGCTGATGTGGTCAGTGGAAGCCGACAGCACTAACCCGCTGGAACAGCGGTACCTGTACGAGTATTTCGACAGCACCTTCATCGACAGTGGTGGTCAGGTGTGGGACGTGAACCATGAAGACCTAAATCCGGATACGGTAGGTCCACTTATCACGAACTCGGCTCTGATAATTCAGGATGCTCGTTTCAAACTCTCTTTGTCGAACATGGGCATCTACAAACGTGCTTATGTGGGTACGATTGGACCTGTCGGTACCTACAGCTCGGGTGAAATGGCCCTGAGCTTCAAGTACAGCGTGACACAGGAAACCGAAGGCGGTGCTTACACGTTTGACCAGTTCTACCCGGTGCCATCGCACTACTACCGCAAGCAAGTGCAACCCGGCTACTACGAAGAAATCTTCGTCTTCGGCCTGTCGGTGCGCTACTTCATCTATGGGGATTACGGTGTCACGGCTGACGGGGATACCCCGGAAGATCGCAGTGATGTGCTGTTGATCCCGCTCGATCTGAATGTGACCAAGCACTTCTCCCTGCGCAAGCGGGAAGAACTGTATAGCCGCAGCCTGCATTTCATCTTCAATGCACGGGTGACCGTCCATCTGTCCTGGTACCAGTCCAGCTTCTTCCAGTTCTTTATCCTGGTGGTGGCTCTGGCAATTGCAGTGTATGACGGTGGTGCCACGCTGGAAGCGTTTGTAGCGGCTACCGCTACCCTGACAGCCGAACAAATTCTGCTTGCTGTGGTCATGACCGGTCTTGAATACCTTGTCACGGCTGTGGCATTCAAGCTGTTCATCAAGGTTGCAGGTGTCAAGGTTGCCTTCCTGGTGGCCATCATTGCCATAGCCTACGGTATTAGCGCCAAGTTCGGGGATGAGTTGGGAGCCAACCTGTCACAGCAAATGCCGTTTGCCAAAGACCTTTTGCAAGTCGGACAAGGACTGAGCAAGGCCATTACGGAAACCCTGAAAAGCGACATGACCAAGATTCAAGAGGAAATGTCAGACCTGTCTGGTCAAGCCAAGGCACTCGATGCCCAACTTGCTGTTGCTAACAAGCTACTTGACGACGATAACAAGTTCGCCCCGTTCATCATCTTCGGTGAGCCACCAGAAGATTACTTCAACAGAACTATTCATGCCGGAAACATTGGTATGATAGGAATTGACGCGGTGGGCAATTATGTCGAAAGGTCGTTATCCCTCCCTACTTTATCTGACACCATCGGAGAACAAAAATGAGTTACCCATCTTCGCCAATGCCTTCGGGCAGCTTTGGCAATAACGGTTACCTGTCCGGCCTAATGAATTACGGTGCCGCTCCAGTGGACCCGAACATGTCGATTCCGACAGACCCCAATTCGCTATTGCCATCTGTCAATTACATGGGTGACAACGGCAAAGGATTCGATCTCTCTGGCTCCAACCTGGGTCAGATGAACTATGGGATGTCGCCTGTGGGTACGGACATTGCCAGCCAATTCGCTGCACCGGCAGGTGGTGCAGGTGGTGGTACCGACTGGATGAAAATGATCCTGGGTGGCACCAATGCGGATGGTTCCAAGACACTGGGTGCTGGTGGGCTTGGACTGGGTGCTCTCCAGGGTGCTGCTTCCTTGTTCATGGGCATGCAGCAGTACGGCTTGGCCAAGAAGCAGCTCGCTGAAGGCCAACGCCAGTTCGACCTGAACTACGGTGCCCAGAAGCAGACCACGAACACCCGACTGGAAGACCGTCAGCGTGCTCGGGTTGCTGCCAATCCAAATGCCTACGAATCGGTGGGTTCGTACATGGATAAGAACGGAGTCAAATAATGGCTGAGCCAATTACCTGGCGCAATGTCACCGGCCCTACGCCGGCTGAAGCTGCCCAACCCATGCGCTTTGCTAGTGCCGATCTTAATGCCGGCTTCGCTGCTCTACAGAAGACGCTGGGCATGGTCACTGACAATCAGGATGCCAACTGGCAGAACCAGAAGGTCAACAATACTCAGGCATTGATGGATGCACTGCGGGGAGCGAAGTCGCCAGAGGAAATGGCAGCTCTGCAACAGTCCGGTGCACTGGCTGAGATGAAGGCAGGCTTCGGTGCCCAGTTTGACCGCAATGCAGTCAACGCTGCGGAAGATGCCCGTCCTGGCATCCTGCGTGACAACTTGACCAAAGAACAGCAGTTTGGTGTCCAACAGGATGTGGTGGCCCATCAACCACTGGCTGATCAAGCCAAAGCCGCCTATCTACGGGGTGATACAGCGGCCGGAGATCAAATCCTGGCTAACTTCCCCTCCATGCCACAGGCCAATGAGATCGCTGCATTCAAGCGTGATCTGACCCGTCAGAACACTTCGGATCAACGGATTAATACTGAGTTCGACTGGAAAACAGCAGATCGTCCATTGATGGTGGATAAACTCAAAGGCGAGATTGCAAACTCTGCGGCCAACGTGGATATCAGTCGTGGTCAACTGGGTGTGGCACAAACCCGTGCTGATGCAGAAAAACTGCACTATCAAGCACAGTCTGATGAGAAAGCTGCCGCTCTGCGTAAGGCCCAGAACGACAAGCTGGAACTGGGCAAGAAAGAAGCCTACAAGCAACTACTTGAAAACTCGGGTATGGCTTCGGGTACACTTGATACCGAAGCAGGTAAAGAAGCCCTGATGAAAGGGCTAAAAGCTCGGGGTATCGATGAGAAGCAGCAGAGCGACATCCTGTACAACCTGAACAAGTACTTCCGTGATGGTGGTATCGAAGTGGGTACGGATAAGGATGGTAAGCCCATCAAGATGCCGATCTCCGTCACGGATGCACTGAAGGCTGTGGAACAATCCACGGATAACCCACTGGCTATCGGTTTCAGCCGGCGTGGTGATGACTTCGCCAACATCCTGCAAAATCGCTTTGGCCACAAGTCAGCCGTTACCGGCCAAGACAATACATCGAACCAGGACAAGCAGCGAATTGAGGAAGTCAAAGCAGTGCTGCGGGCAACCACGGATCGACTATCTCCATTAAGTTCGAGTTTCGCAGGACCGGCGCTAACGGAGGCTCAAAAAAAAAGTAGTGAAATAAGTAATGTGCCTTCAGGCACACCTACTGCACCCATTTCCGGTACCCAGCAAGAACGGGTATCGGCCTTCATGAAACAGGTGGGACCACAGGCTGAGCGAGTTGCGCAGCAGCTCGGCGTGCCTGTGGATGCCGTCATCGGTCAATGGGGCCTGGAAACTGGCTGGGGTAAGTCCGTCATCCCTGGCACCAATAACTTCGGCAATATCAAGGACTTCTCCAAGAACGGGAATGGTGTCGCAGCCAAGGACAACATGAACGGCTCGGTAGACAAGTACCGGAAATACAATGATGCCGATGGTTTCGCCAATGACTTCAGTACCCTACTCGGCAATCGACGCTATGCCGGTGCCCTCAATACCCAGGATGCCCAGGCTTATTTCTCCGGCCTGAAGGCAGGTGGCTATGCCGAAGACCCAAACTATGTGCAATCGGGTACCCGTGCAGCCAACATGGTGTCCATGGCTCGGCGTAACAGCTTGCCGGCCAACCCCAGTGTCGAAGGGGGCCGAGGCACTGTTAATCCCACACTGGATCAGGTGGCTCCGGCCTTGTCTCGTCCAGGTGATGACGCTGCCACGGTAAAGGAAACGAGCTTTGTCAGTATCTCTGGTTCCAGTGCCCCTTCAAAGTCGAATTCCCCAGTGGAGATTCCCAAGGATGTGAATTGGTCTCCTCCGGTTACGGCTGTTCAAGCAGCCAAGCCGGGTGGACAACGGGCGATGGTGACCTATGTCGGTGACGGTGATGGCGCCAATCTGACCACCAAGGATGGCAACAAGTTGAACTGCCGGATCGACAGTATCGATGCACCGGAAGTGGCGCACATGCAATACGGCAAGCCCAGCCAGAACTTCGGTGAACAGTCCAAGAAGATACTCAAGGACATGATCGAGAATAAGGAAGTCACCGTGCGTGTCACACGGGCACCATCATCGAGTGAAGGCAAGGACTCCCGGTCCTATTGCCAGATCGAAGTCGAAGGTGTCGGCGTGGATCAGAAGATGCTGGAAAAGGGTGCAGCCTGGTTGTATCGACGGTACTCGAATGATCCCAAACTGGCTGAAGCAGAAGCCGGTGCCAAGGCGAAAAAGGTAGGCATCTGGGAAGACCCGAATGCCCAGTACCCGGAAGACTTCCGGCGACAGAATCCCGGCACTAGCCGGTAAATCACCACAACAGGCCAGCTAAATACTGGCCTGTTGCACTTCTGTTGCTATCAATCCATTAGAATGCTGCAACACTTCTCACAGGAAATAACATGTCTGAATTCAACCTTGACGCTTACCTGACCAATAAATACGGCAGCAGCATTACTGAAGGCGACAAGCTCGGTGATCTGGGCCGTGCTGCCAACAAGAAAGTTGCTGATCTACAATCCGTGGTGGATGGTACGTCAGGCAATCAGGTAGCACAGCAGGCAGAAGACCTGGCCAATAAGGATTCCTGGACTAGCAAGCTGGGCCTGAATCCCGATGGGATTCCCGGTGAAGCGGTGAACATGGCAGCAACACTGGCCGATGGAACAGCCAAGGTGGGTACACAGATCATCAACATGGTACCGACATTGAAGGCAGCAGCCGAAATGCAGGGTGTGCCAGAAGAAGTGAAACTGGCCCATGCTCGTTACAAGAACGGCTCGCAGACTGATGAGGACATGAAGCTGCTCAGTCTGCCAGATGGTGACATCTCGGAAAACCGGCCCCTGTCCAAATATCAGGCAGTGGCTCGGGCTGAAGCACGCAAGACCGGCCGCTTGCAGACCAACATGGAACGCATGGCCAAGGTTGATGAAGCTTTGAAGTTCGGGGAAGACCTGCGTTCACAGACGGACATCTCGTCCATCGTTCACAAGGGTAACCAGACCGACATCACGAATACGGCCAAGGCCGGCTATAAAGATGGCATGGCCAAGATCACCTCTGGCTGGGATAAAGGTGGTGCAACCGGTGCCATGGATGTAGCTTCAGGGATCGCTGGTCTCATCGGTACGGTGGGCGAAGCTGCCTGGAAGAACCCGACTGCGGCAATGGAGTTGGTGGTATCCAATACCCCACAACTGGCTGCTGCTGCACTGTCCGGTGGTGCGATGACGACAACCAACGTGGCATATGCCATGGAAGCCTATAGCAAGGGCGTACAGGAATACCAGAAGACCCATAACGGTCAGATTCCTTCCGGGGATGAGCTGGCTACCATGGCAGCAAAAGCAGGTTCCCTGGCTGTGGCTGAAACACTGGGTGACAAGTTCATGCTCGGTGCCAAGGTGATTCCTGGCTCGGGTAAGGTAGCCGGTGCTGTTGAGAAGACCGCGATTGGTCGTGCTGGTGCTGCCGTGGGTGAAGGTGCAGTCGGTGAATTCGGTACCGAGTTCTACCAGACCGGCATGGAGCGCAACATCGAGGGCAAGCCCTACTCCGGTGAAGAAAACTATGTCGGCGGTACGCTGGGTGCGGTAGCCGGTGGTGGACTCTCAGCCGGTGTACATCTGGCCAGTCCTAGCCATGTACCTGGCACGTCGCCTGCCGCTGACGCTCCGGCTCCCGTGCCACAAGCTGTTCAGGAGACCTACACGGCGGCGAAAGAGACAGGTGATGTATCGGCCTTGACTGACCCGCAATCGCCTGCCTACGCCCCGGATAAGGCCGTCCAGGCACTCATGACGCATTCCCGTGAGAATGGCACACCGGATGTGCAGGAAAAGAACATCCGGGAAGCGTTCGACATCATGGCCAAGTTCAACGGTGACTATGTGGCCAAGTCCGATGCGTATGACGCACTGGAAGACAAAACCACGCCGGAAGCAAAGGCCATGGCAAAGGAACTGTCCGGTACCAAGAAGTCCGTGGAGAAGGCCCAACGTGTGATGGACCGGTTCCAGACCGACTACTTCACCGCCATGGATGTGCAAGACCAGCTCGCCAAACTCGAAGCTAAGGCAGCGCCGGAAGACGGTGGCGAAGCCTCCGTCGCACCGGAAGCGGCCCAAGCAGCGGAGAACATCATCAATCTCTCCATGGTGTCGCCAAAGCGTGTCACGGAAGACGATGCCAATACCCTGATCAACAGTCCTGCCACCACGGAAACGCAGAAGGATTACCTGCGCAAGTTCGCAGCAACGCGAGTAGCAGAAAACGAGCTGCGCGGTCTGGGTGATGTGTCCAAGGAAATCGTGGACGGTTCCAAGACCAACCTGGGCCTGACCCAGTATCGGGAACAGGTAGCTAGTGCGATTGGTGCTGGCTCAATCAAGAAGGCCAATGCCAGTCTCGATCTGCTGACCAACTTCGAAACTTCACATAGCCAGAAGGCAACCCTAACGGCTGAAGCCTTCCAGGATTATCAAGACACGGGCAAACCGGTGCAGGTGGTGAAGAATGATGCCACTAAGCAATGGGAAATTCGCTACTCGAATTTCCTCGAAGGCAAGGAAGCAAAGATCAATGGTGCGGTAACGGTCAATGCCGCGTCACAAAAACTGGTCAGCTCGATCCAGAAAGAAGCTGATGCCATTGCTGCAACCAAGGCAGAGTTGGCTGCGGCTATCGACTTGCGTTTCAATGGAGCCAAGAATGTCCAGAACCTACCATCGGCACAAGCAGTATCTAGCGGAAACTCATCTGTTGGAGCGGTTCAACCGGCTCCGGCATCTGCAACGTCTGGTCAAGCAGCACCTACGGTACCTGCACAACCGGTTGCAGTCTCGCCAAGTCCGGTAGGTGTTTCACCAAGTGCAGTGTCCACCGCTGCACAGCCGGCTGTGACTACTCAGTTAACTCAGGCTGCCTCCGGCAGCTCTACTGAGAATCCACTAAAGTCAACTCAGGAAACTGAGAAGACTAAAAATCCACTGCATTCTACTGAGGGAACGGAGTCTACCGCATCCATCTCGCCAATGGTGCCGGAGGCACCCTTATCGACTAAGAATTCCACTGAAAGTGACTCTCAGTCCAAGCCAGGGTTGACGGTATTACAACAAGGCCAGGACAAGGCGAACACGCTGCCGCCAGGCGAGCGTGGAGCCGTGTACCGAAAAATTAATAGGGCAGCAACATTTCTCAAACAGAAGGGTGCCAAGGTGGAAAAGGATGAAGACATCGGCCGGGATAAACCCCTGGTCGCAGTCAACAACCTGCTCACCCTGATGAATGACGGAACCGTGGAACCAGACAGCCTGTTTCCCGGTGGGCTGACCGATGAGCAGCGCACGGCGATCACGACCTTCCAGAAGTTCGCAACCAAGTGGTCGGCTGACATCAAGGCGCTCTTGATCAAGGGCAGCATCAAGAACAGCCAAGGCAATCAGGTCAACCCTGAGTTCGTCTATGAAGACCCGCTTCAGGACTTCTTCAATGCTGATGGCACCATGGATGAGAACGTGGTGACGGCTATCGCCTATGGGGCGTATAGCTGGATCAACGACACCATCCATGCACCGATGAGCAAAGATGCTGCTGACCTGTTGGAGATGCATGGTCTGGATGGTGAAGCCAATACGATGACCAAGGCAGGTGTAGCCATCTTGCGCAATGTGGCGGCAATGGAGACCGCAGTCATTAATGATTTGGGTGACCGTATCGTCAAGGCGCTGGGCCTCTCGGCTACGCCGGATGCCCCGCTTGACTACCTGCCAGGACTGGCAACAGCGTTTGGTATCCATGCCTTGCAGGTGTTGCGCAAGAATGAACTGGTCAAGACCGAGACCTTCAAGGGCAATGTGCTGACCAACTTTATGCCGGAATTCAGCATGGAAGCCAACAAGTCGATCACCTATGTGAGCTTGGTCCGTGACGGCAAGGAACTGCCGAATGACAGCCGTGCCATCCGTGATGCCAACGCCGACACGCAAGGCGTGGTGGACAAGCTGTTCGACAGCGAGAAGACACCCACCGAAGCGAGCTGGACACCGATCCCGTTCAAGCAGGAGTTCGCCAAGCGCACCGGTCAACAGGTGAGCAAGGAACAGACTGCCACCCTGAAGAAAGCCCAGAAGGTACCGCACCGGATCATTCCATCCATGTGGCATGCCTTGAGCGTGCTCGGGGATGACGTGATCCTGAAAGCGGCCGGCTGGAAGGAAGCCAATGACGACAAGATTCATGCGAAGAATCGGGATAGCGTCGAAGCCCAAAACCTGAACCTGGAAAACCAGTTGCTCAGCCTGAAGGGACTGATCACGAATGCGCTGACCAACAGTACAGAGAAGCTGGAACAACCATTCTTCCTGAACTACGAAGTGTGGCGTAACTTCCGTGTTGGTATCAGCACCCGTGATCTGAACCCACAGACCTCGAAGATTCACCGGTTCATGATCTATCGTCCGGAGTGGAAGGCCACCATCAAGACCGCTGATGCGGAACAATTCCTGATCGGTGTGGCTCAAGCCATGGGCGTGAAGGTGGACCAGCAACGCAACAGCAAGAGCATGGACATCTTCAACAAGAAGGTCCAGGCCAAGGGAATCGATGCGCTGGCAACCAAGCTATATGACGCCACCCTTTCTCCCGAAACGGCATCCCTGAGTACCCAGGACAAGGAGGCGATAGCCGACTTGGCCGCAGGTAACGAAGGGATGCAGACCTTGCAAGCACTCGTTGCTTACGGCACCTACTTGCATGCCAAGGACAAGGGCGATGCCACGTTCGAGTCACATATGCTCGTCGGTGTGGACGGTAAGACCAATGGCCCGATCCTGTCCCAGTTGGCACTCGGTGCGGCCGGCTCGATCAAAGCCCTGTTCTCACGCTTGAATCGGGGTGGGATGTATCGTGCCGAAGACGGTGTGAAGAATTACAACCTCTGGTACGAAAACGATGCCAGCCTGGACCTGTACGAAGACCTGGCCAGTCATGTGCTCAAAGGCTTGCCGAACTCGGCCACCATGACGGCAATCCAGACCTTCACCAAGGAACTGATGAGTGGTAACAAGGTCACCAGTGCAGGCCGAAAGATTGTCAAGACACCGCTGACTGCTTTTACCTTTGGCTCAGCCGTGGAGAAATCTGTCCTGTCCATGCGGGAAGCCTTCATCCAGTCGGTCTACGACAAGATTGAAGCGGTTGCTGATGGTTCGGACAAGAGTACAAGCCGTGGTCAGTTGATCGACAGTCTCAACCAACTGGTAGGCAGGAAGAACGCCTTCAGTGCAGACACGACCATCGAACAACTGATGGTGCTGGACCTGGATGCCAAGGAGAACAAGGCACGTCTGGACAGCATGAACGATGCCTTTGATAACACCATGGGTGCAGCGGTCACGGAGACCATGAACAACTACTTCAAAGTGTTCTCGTCCCGGCGTTCGGCAGTGAACAAGGCAATCCAGACTTCCTTTGAAATCTACGATGCGCTGTATCGTGATCTGGAAGCCAAGGAAATGACCCGGCTGATGGAAGCCGGTGAAATCGATTACCGTGATGTTAAGCGCAAGGACGGTACGACTGATCGTGTCCCGGTGCATGGCATGAACGCCACACAGAAAGCGGCGCTGGATGCCAAGGTAGCGCACGTGTTGCCACAAGCACATACCGCCTACAGCCAAGCCGAAGGGGATCTGAATGCCGGTCTGTATATGGCCAAGACCAGCAATGGTCGTAGCACACAGCCGTATGGATATGCCAAGACCCAGTTCGCTACACCAGTGCTTAATGCCGAAGGCAAGCCAGTCACAGCGATGAAGGCCAGCTCCATGGAACGACGTGAAGTCGGTCCCGGTGCGGCTGGACTGCCGTACTTCATGCACTCGTCTGACTCGGCCATCATGCATCGGGCATTGGCTCAATTCATCGAAGCGATGAACGTGCATGACGAGATTGGCAATGGTGCCGACAAGGTGCGGGAAACTGCCAAGGCGATTAATGGTGCCACCTGGAAAACCCTGCTGACTTTCTCCCCAGCAACGGAAGCGTTCCAGATGCTCGAACGCTCGGTGACGAATGTGCTGCAAATGGCAGAGGATGGGGATGTCTCCCCGGCTGTGCTCAAGCAGATTCAGGCATCGTTCGAAGCCCTGTTGTACCAGGATGAAGAAGTAGCGCCGGCTGATCTGCCGGTACATATCCTGTCGCGTCTGCGTGGTCAGCAATTCAAGGCCAACAAGGTGCGGCTCGAAGCCATGGCAGAGATGACCGCCATTGACCAGTACACCTGGGAAGACGGGCAGTACGATGTCACCGAAGCAGACCGGGCCGAAGCCCGGAAGCTGCTGGCTGAACTCGAAGCCGAAGGTGCACCACTCACCGAAGCGATGGAAGCAAGTGCTGATGCGCTGGGCAAACTGTTCGTCAAGGGGGTACAACCCGCCACCGCGAAGCAAGTAGCACCGGTCATCACCGCCGAACAGACGCAGACCACACCGGCAACCGCTGCATGGGCAGTGGGCCAGGTCGCTGCGGAACTCGACACCAAGGAAGCACGGGACTTGCAGAAGGCCGTTGAGGCTGGCCAGAACGTCGCAGAAGCGATTAACGCCATGCCTGAAGGTGCTGACAAGGATGCGGTAGTGGAATCGCTTGTGCAGGCTGCTGACAGCTTGAACCAAGGGGTATTCACCCCCTTTGGTCAGCTTGGTTCCCCGGTGGTCGAATCGAATGCAGAATTAGTTTCCTATCTGCAAGCGAATCCGAATCCCCAGGTCAAGGACTTGATCAAGCAACTGGTCGGGATGTTGCGCAAGGATGGCGGGTGGAGCAGCAAGCTGCAAGCCGACATGCTGCGAGTGCTGTACAAACTGGCCCCGGCCGATCTGACGGTGCGTTACATCACGCCGGAGACCAAGGCAGGGGATGTGCTGGCCATGCCTACTGAAGCCAGCCGTGGCTGGTATGTGGCCAAGGGCAGCAAGCAGGAAGTCAACCTACTGTCACCCGACTTCGTGGACTCGGGCCTGACGCCTGAACTGGTCATCCATGAGCTGATCCACAGTGTGCTGGCACGGGCTGTGATCAATCCAACCGGGGATGCCAAGGCACTGGTCTCGGAACTGGAAGAAATCCTGTCCGTGGCACGGGGTTATGTTGAAGACAAGGGATTGACAAAGTTCGACGGTGCCGTCACCGAAGTCAACGAGCTGCTGGCATGGGGCTTGACCAACCGGGACTTCCAAACGGAAGTGCTGAGCAAGATACAACTGGACGAGAGCCGCACGACGAAGAATCGTCTGGTGGCTGGCATGCAGAAGTTCATCAACACGATCAGCAAATATCTGTTCAAGTCGCCAACGGACATGCAGACCAACGGTCTGGGCATGCTCATTGCCAATGCTTCCGGCTTGTTCAAGCATGCAGCGGAGCAGAAACAGGGACCACAGTCCCAGGTTGCCACGGTGTTGTCGATGGCAGTACAGCGCATCACCGAATACAGCACGCAGGATGTCTTCAATGCGCTGGAAGATGGTCGCCTGTCGGATGCCGACAAGAGCCGGATCACCGGTCTGCTAACCGGGATCGTGGAGAAGTTGCATGGCAAGTTCGGCTCGCTGCGTCAAGCGATCATGAACAGTCAGGCCGGGACACCACTGGATGCGTTCATCACCGCTGAAGCAGAGGGTGCCGTACCGTTTGCCTCGGCTACGATTGCTTCGCCGTTCCGGGTATCGAGCCAGTTGGCGTTCGCACTGGAACAGGTGGAAGTGACGATCAAGACCGCACTCGACAGCCACGATGCAGCGGCCAAGAGCGCATATGCGCAACTGGGCAAGCTGTACACCGAAGCCAAGACGCTGTTGCAAGGCAAGCTGCCACAGGATCAGCATGACTTCCTGTTCACGCCTACCAAGGACAACGGGAACCAGTCGGATTATCTGGCACGCTTTGCAGCCATGGCGCTGGTCCACCCTGAGGTGAATGAGCTGATGAAGGTCTCGACCGACACCGGTACCATGGCCTCGGGTGGTTCCTTTGCCGATAAGCTGCAACGTTTCTTCGAGAAGATGTTGGAACTGCTGACCGACAAGATCACCGGTACCTACGCTGGTCAACGGGCTGATGCCAAGCTCGAACAACTGGTCAAGCAACTGGTGAGCATTGAAGCTAAGAGCAAGCAAGTGCTGGCACGTAATGCGGTGACCACGGCGATGCTGGAACCAGTCGAAGACATGGCTAAGTCTTTGGCTGAGAAAGGCCGTGCTGCTGTGAGCAAGGCGGCTGGTTCCAAGCTGTTCACCGGTAGCAAGAATCAATTCATCCGGACAGCCGGTGTGGTTGCCAAAATCTATGCCGATGATCGCGTGGAAGACTTCCTGGACGGTATGAAGACCATCCGGAACAAGGAGTTCAAGAGCAGCGAAGGCGTGATGGCCTCGCTGGTGACTGAGGTGCGTGGACACTTGGTTGTCTTCCAGGAAATCTTGCGTGAAGCCAAGATTCGGGAAGGTGAACGCAAGGACATCATCACACAGGGTGCAGCGGCAGTCCTGGCCGGGTTCAAGGATAGTGAAAAGCTGACCGAAGCACAGAAGACCGGTGTGACCCGCATCTTCATGCGCTCGGGTGCCCATCACCTGCTGGATCACTTCGACCTGAAGCAGATCGAAGCGATGCTGGCTGATCCGGCTGTACTGGACAAGCACATTGGAGAGATGGAAGCCAAGCTGGGCAACTATCGTGGCCTGAAGGATGCCGTGATCGAGCAGGCACAAGTACTGGGTTACTACAAGGCAACGGGATATGTTCGTGGTCTGCTGCATGCCAATGGCCATAACATCAGCCGGTTGCTGGGCACCAAGTACGAAGGCAATGTCGATCACATTCAGGCATACCGAAGCGAAGCCACGATCAATGCCCTGGTGACGCTGTACAGCATCGGCTACAGCTCGGATGCAGACAAGGCTGCGGCCAACTCGGTGCTGTCGGCAGAGAACGGCCGGGGCACGGAGAACGGTGTGGAGTTCATGCTCAAGCTGCACAAGCACATGGAAGCGGAGTCCCTGGAAAAGCTGTTCAAGGGTAATCCAACATTGATGATGCACGGCTACACACCGGAGGTGTACAACCCGAACACTGATATTCAAGTGGTCAACAATGAGCTGGGTGATCTACTGGTGGCTCAAGGCTATAGCAAAGGACCACGTGTGAACCCAGACAATCTGGACCCGAACGGTGGCGTCAAGCACATCTACGTGCAGAAGGATGGTGGCCTGAGCCGCCGTGTAACGGGTGCGTTCTCGCTGTCCGATACCGGAGCCAAGGGTAGCCGTTTGGAGATTGAGAACCCGAATGAGTTCTCCACCATGGCGATGTCGGCCTGGGATCGGCAGACCAAGGGTAGCTCCTGGAAGCTGATGTCGAACCGTTCGGATAACCATGCTGCGCCGATCTTCAATGAAGCTGGCCGGATCACCGACTGGCGTTACCTGATGGCTGAGTCCACGAAGGACTCGATCCTCGAACGGGATAACCGCTTCGAGCACCTGATGGGCAAGATGGCCGGTTCGGTCTATGACAAGCAAGCCACACCGGTGCAGAACAAGAAAGCCGTGGAAGTGCTGCGGGAGGAATACAACAAATCCTTCGCAGACAATCCAGACGACTTCATCAAGATCGGTGCTGGTTCGGCCGATGCCTCGTTGCGTGAAATCTGGAATCTTCTGCCGGCCCAGACCCAAGCGGATATCCGTAAAGTGTGGGGGCAGGATGCCATGATGGTACGCAAGGACAGCCTGAACATCCTGTTCGGCTATCGCAAGCTGTCCATGGCTGATGCCTTCAACAAGGAAGACAAAGGCTTCATGGACAAGGCGATGATCCAGTTGACCACGCAAATCTTCGGTGCCAAGGCTGAACACCGTGTGCGTCAGTTTGAACGTCGCTGGCTCGCTGTGGTGTCGGAGATCAAGGACATCGTGGTGGTCAAGACTGGTACGGTGATGATCGGCAACATCAAGTCGAATATGTGGTTGCTGGCCTTGTCCGGTGTGCCATTCCGGCAAAACTTGAACAGTCATCTGGTGGCTTTGCGGGGAGCGACAGCGTACCGCAAAGACAGCGAGAAGCTGGCACGGCTACAACTGGCACGGAGTGCTGATTACATCAAGGGGAGTGTGAAAGAACTGGATGATGAAATCACCCGTCTGGAAGACAGCATTGCCCGGAACCCGGTCAAGGAGCTGATAGACGCTGGCCTGATGCCAACGATTGTGGAGGATGTGGCCGCAGCCGATGACATTTATTCGTACCGGAGCAAGTTTGCTCGGGACGTGGATGAGAAGATGGATCAATACCTGCATCCGGTCATTCAGCGTGGGCTGAAGAACGTCTACATGACCCACGATACGAAGCTGTATCAAGGTCTCTCACGGGTAACGCAACTGTCTGACTTCGTGGCTCGGTATGCGCTGTATCAACACCTGACGACGCGGAAAAAGAATCCGCTGAGCAAGAAGGAAGCGATCCAGCAAGCCAGTGAAGCCTTCGTGAACTATGACATTCCGATGCATCCACTTTTACAATACGTGGATGACATGGGCATCATCCCGTTCATGAAGTACTTCCTGCGCATCCAGAAGGTGCTGATCCGATTGGTGCGGGAGAATCCGGCACGGGTGTTGGGTACGATCATTCTGGACAATATCTGGGAACTGGGTGAAACTGTATTGGACAGCTCTGCATTAAGGAAGGTAGGCAACAACCCACTCACAACAGGAGCGTTCCGGTATTTCAGTACGTTGGATCAACTGGCAACGGTGAATGGTGCGATGTCCGTCTTCAAGTAGGCTGTGAGGTAACGGAGAAGGGCTAGTGGCCGGTGAGTAAAATCACCGGCCATCTTTTTGTTACTTCTTTCCTATAGCCAATAGAAGATATGGAATAAACCATATTGCATTTGCCCATATATTCATGGTCCAGATATCATTTATATCTTTGTGTTTTTGATACAGCAAACCAAAGAAAGAAAGTAAAGCAGCTAAAGCTGCCAGAATTGGCCAGATCATTCTGGCCGTCCGTACTTGCCTTTGCTGCTGGGTCGGAGCCATACGATTTCCCGATCTGGTGGAACAGGAGGTTCGAAGATTTCTCTTGTGCAACCACGTTTATGACCGCGGCTAATGGAAAATTCTCCCCGTTCCAGTTGGTACAGGCGTTGCAGCATTTGCCATGTGATGTAGTGCTCATCATCATCGGTCTCGCTGATGACGTAACCAGGAACCAGCACATAATGTTTGTTGCTCATTTGCGGGTCAGCTCATGGTTGAGTTGTTCTTCGGTAGGGTGGTAGCAACCACCTACATCCATCTGTCCACCGCCGTACTCCCGGCCATTCTCATAATAGGCCAGGCGCAAGGTGTAGTTGGTCACTTCCTTGACGGTGTAGATCGTGGCATCGAGTGCATCGCTGACCACAACATGTTTGCCGATACTGGCTTCATGTAATTTCACGCGCTTCATATTTTTCATCGGTAAGTCTCCATGTGGGATAAGTCATAGAAAGGCTCCCCTGAAGGAGCCTTTCTATTGCCTATGGTGGGTTAGGTTTCTTGGGCTTGTTCCCCGAACAGAGGATCATGATGCCCAAGATCACCAGTACACCGGTTACAACAAAACCAGCGATAGTGGATAGGAACCAGCCTATCAAGCCGATCAACGCCACAATGAATATGACGATGATCCACAACAGGATAGCTCCTATCGCTTTCAAGATACGCATTTAAGGCGCTGGCTTCTTGAACAGGCTCGACGTGTTGCGACGGATCGGCGTTGGCTTAACTTCTGCCACTGGCTCCGGTGCTTCGGCTGGTGCATCACCTTCCGTTGGCAGATCGAACGATCCATTGTCGTCGCCGGCTTCGTCCAGGTCCGGCTCAGTCGTTGGTGCTGCGGCCGGTTCAGGCTCGACCATGGCTGCTGCTTTCTTGCCGAAGATCGGCGTGCGCTTGGCCTTCGGTGCAGCTTCGGCTACTGGCTCGGCTACAGCGGCAGGTTGATCTGCTTCGAACGGTGGGCCTTTGTCAGCCTGAGCTGCTTCGGCCGCTTCGGCTTCTGCCAAGGCAGCTTCCGCTTCGATGTCTGCCTTGCTGAGCACGGCCAGGACTTCGGTGTGTTCAGCAACCGGGGAAACCTGAGCCATGGCAGCAACATGCTCTGCCTGGACTTCTGCCGTAGCCGCAGCGATCTTCTGCTGCACTTCTTCCGTGTGATGCTGGATCAGTGCGGCGACCTTGGTCGGCTTGACTTCAGGTTCTTCAGCCTTGGTTTCCAGGACCACAGGATCAGTGGTGCGGAAGCCGGGGATTTCCGGTTGATCGATGCCTTCGATCTCGACTTCAGCCTTCAGGCCATTGACGCCTTTGCCCATCGAGAACTGGATGGTGACATCACGTCCGAGGGTCTTGATGCCATGACCGTTCAGGTACAGTTCAACCGCCTTGGCGATTTCGCTTTCTTTCAGATTAACTTGCATGTGCTACTCCTTTATTGGCTGCCAGATATGGCAATAATTGTTTGAATGCGTTGGATTTGATGCCGGCATGGATGGCACCGACTGCATCAGCTTGATGTTCGACCTTGGAGGTGTTGAGCTTGCCATGATGTTTAGACCATGGCGCTTCGGGGTGCTTGGTAGTGGCCCATTCGATCATATCGTCCTTGGTCGCATTCTTATTGCCTGTGGCAGCAACCTTTACTTCGGTTGGTGTCACTTCAATGAACTGCGAACCACTGGCACGAACTGATCCAAGAATGCCAACGCACATACCGTAAGCCTTCATCCCGTTGGCGCTCTGTGATCCCACAGGCACTTCGACAAAGGTGAACTGTGCTACGCGGAAGAAGTCTTCCGCACCTTCATACAACAAGACAGCACGGGCAATGTCCAGGCTGTTGGTCCGTACCTGCTTACTTTTCGTTGACTCGGTATTGACCACTTCAACATGGGTAATCACCACTTCGTGCGTGTCCAGATTGTATGTGCCACAGGCGATTCCCCAGCTACGCATGCTGGGGTCCATACCACAGACGTTAATCAGCCTTGGCTGGCTCATCTTCGATCTCGGCAAATGGAAGCTGGCCGAACATGCCGATGGCAGCAATCAGGCCCATCATCATGCCCTTGTAGATGTCGCCTTGAACGGGTACACGCACACCTTCGTATTCGACAGAGATACTGCCGTCATTCGGGATGTGTTGCATCTGTTTGAGCATGCCGATATTGGCAGCATGCCAGGCTTCCACCAGACCGATGAAGACACCCATGTCATCCATGGGGATCAGCTCGGGTTTCGGCTGCACTGGTTCTGGTTGATTATCCATTGACTTCTTTCAGGAACAGGGCAATGCGATCACCCAGGATTTGTGAATACTTACCCATGACGATGATCTGTCGATGCAACATGGTCTGTTCATTAGCCGACAGGTTGTGGAAGGTATCCGTGGTAAAAAACTTGGCCAGGGCTACAACTTTCTCGTCCAGCTCCTTCTTCTCCTGCACCACACGTTGTTGGTGGGGCAGCAAGGTATCCAGTTGCTTGTCGGTCATACGATCATCCAATCTTCTGCAAGGCAGTCATTGATCGAAGGAACCCAGGTGCTTACGTTGCCTTGCACGGTCTTCAGTGCAAAGTAAGCGTTGTAGGGCACCATGGAGCCTTCACCGAAGTAATGCTTGGCCACACCAGTCTGAGCTGGATAGGATGCAGCAGGAACCAGATAAACGAACTGGCCATTGCCATTCCATCCTTGACGGCTGACGGGCATACCCATCTTCATGGCTTCGACTGCAAGACCAAAGGTCATAGCCTCAGTCGTTCGATAAGCCATTTCAAATTGGTCTTTTGGTGACCATGATTCATAACCATCTTGGTACTGAACGAGATAGCCCTCATCATCTGGGTTTTCCCCTTTGGGTATAATCCAGCCACGATACAGATTGTACGAACCACGGCTCAAAGGGAATGCCTTGAGTAACTTGGTTCCGATATATTGCTGCATGTCAGCGGTGATCATGGATTCATGCTCCGGAATAGTGCCCAGCCTTCGAGTTCCCACAGCTTGTCACGGGTCAGTTCAATGCACTTGTCCATGGCAACCTTACGGCCGATCTCGGCACGGAAGTTTTCCGGTGACACGCATCCACTGTGGCCGGTGGCCAAGTGAAAACGCTTCTCGAAGTAGCTGTGGACGAAGGTCGAAGTCGAACCAGGCGGTACGATGGTGATGTACGACACCTTGCTCATCATGTCTTCGATGTGCGCCGCAGCGACACGGGGAGCGGTAGCCTTCTGCTCCACTACCATCTTTTCGATGGCTTGATCATTGTTCATGTAGTTCCTTGGTGGGTTGACATGACGGGGTATCCTCCCGATGCAGGATCAAACTTGGGCTATGACGAACTGCACGCACTTAGCTTTTTCGTGATCCCTCTGCTCAGCAATGCTGAGACTTTTCCCCTGTTACTTCTTGCCGAACAGCGGCTTGGTGGTCTTGCCCGATGCGGCTGCACCTGGAGCACCACCTTTGGCTGGGGCACCGGCTACACCTGCACCCTTGGCCTTGTTGATGGCTGGCTTGCCAGCGAATTCCTTCTTCCAGGTTTCAAAGAAGACGGCTTCGCTGCCGGCCAGTGCTTCCGACAGGGTTTGCTTGGTTTCAGCATGGAAGAACTTGTCGATTTCGTTCTGCTCGCGGGTTTCGCCGGTTGGCTGGTAGCCGCTTTCCTTGCTGGTCTTGTCCACGATTTGCTTCTGGACGCCGGCCCAGACTTGAGTGCCGAACAGGTCCACCAGGCATGGCACGTTGGTTGGTGCTTCGCCTTTGGCTTCGGCGTTGTAGATTTCCAGCAGCTTGTCTTCGGTATCCATCGTGCCGATTTCCTGCTCGACGGTCAGCATGCACAGGCTGTTGGCCTGGTTGAAACCTGGCAGATAGTGCTCGGTGCCTTTCTTGTCAATGTAGGTGTTCTTGCCACCCTTTTCTTTGCCGCTGGTCATCCAGAACTGGGACCGCAGGGTCTTGCCGTCTTCGGTCTCGAACTTGACGTTCAGGGCCATGGCTTCGGATTCCGATGTGCTGATGTAAGCGTGGACGATCTTCAGCAGATACAGGTCCATATCGAGGACGAATCCACCACCGCCAATGCGGTCTTTTTCAACGGTAACTTTGTCGGAGGTAGCGAGTTTTTTGAGGAGGGACATGATTTATTTCCTTGTGTTGGGAGTGAGATAGTAATGCAGTTGGATCAGGCGTAATACTTTTTCAAACGAGCAAAGACCTGATCCAGATCGTTGTCGATGTACAGCTCGTTGCGGTTCCAGAGGCCCATGGCAGAGCGCATCTTCTCGCCCAGCGATTCCTTGGTGACGCGGGTGCAGAAGACATACTTGAAACCGTCTTCACGTTCGTTGTCCGTGATGTGCAGCAGATCGTTTTCGATCTTCAGCTTTTCCAGCAACTTGATGGGCACCTGCTTGGTGGACAGGATGGTGGTGAAGTCTGCTTCCACACCGATCTTGCCGACTGCACCCTTGATAGGCACCTTGGTGACGTTCTGCAAGGCCACTTCGTCATACACGGTGTCGGTGTGACCCATGATGGCGTAGTCCTTGGTGCCGGACTTGATACGGTGGATGAAGTCACGGTAAAAGTCACCATAGCCGCCCCAGGCTTTCTGGGTATCGGCGCTGGTCTTCACGTACATGCGCTCGTACATGCCCATCAGGAAGGTGATGGTATCAAGCACGCCGCCTTTGGCTGCATCGTTGGTCTCGATCTCGTCAATGTACGTGAGCACATCAATGGGATCGGAGACTTCGACGCTGGCCATGAAGCTGTGCTTGAATGGGAGTTCCTTCAGGTCCGTATTCATGTAGACGAATTCGTCTTGGTTCGACAGCTTCATCAGTGAGGTGGACTTGCCAGTGTTCGGTGGTCCGATGACCAGCACGACGTTCTTATTTCCTTCGGACACGATGTTTCCTTTAGCGTTTAGGGCGCACGGAGACTACGGTTGCGTAGTTGCCCATGGCGAGAGGTTGAAGGGGTTGCTACTCGACGGTTACAACGAAGCCGTCTTCTGCGGCACGGTTGACCATGATTTCAAAACAGTCTTTTACAAGTTGCTGTGTGTTGGGCACATCATCATCAAACACTGGGTTTCTCCTGGTTGAGTTTGGCTTGAGCCAACGCGATGTTGTCAGCGCATTTATTGAGGCGGGTTTGCATTTTGGTCAGCTTGGTTTGGCGCTCATTGACCTTGCGTTCGCCAGCATCCAGTGCTTCCTGCTTGGATGCGTACAGCTCATCGACGTGGAAAATCTTTCCATCCTGTACCTGATCGTAGTCAGGATAGGCATGTGAGGAATAACCATTGGTGATGGTGATTTCCTTGAGCTGGAACGTAGGAGTGAGGACGAAACATTGCCGGGGGTACTGTCTCATTGGTTCAGTTTCCTTCTTCTCGGGTTTGGACCGAATGGTCCCTATATTTTTCGCACAAGGACGCGGAGCGTCCCTGTTCATCTACTTCTGCTTGACGTTGTGTACCAAGTCCAGAACCAATATCTGCATTTCTTCTGACAGATGTTGGAAGCCAGGATCAGCCTGTACCTTAATCAAGGTGTTGAACAGAACAGGGGCCTGCTTCTTGACATACTTCTTGAACAGAATTTCAGGTGTATCCAGGTGCTTGGCAGTCACCTTGCCATTGGACTTGGCCAACGCTGCATGCAGCTTGTCCAGTGCCTTGTCACCATGCTTCTTGATGGTGTCGATAGCTACAGTTGCGGCTACCTTTTCCTCGGCTACGAGCTGGCGTAGCGCCGAAGGTGCGGAGGCCAGCGAGAGTAAATCATTCACCTTTTCAAGTGACCATCCCATGCGCTCGGCAATCCGTTTCTCAGGTGTGCCGAAGCCGATCATGCGCTTGGCGGCAGTAGCCTGGCCTAGCATGTCCACCGGATCACTTTCGTTGTCCGTGTACAGATCGACTGTGAGGTCTTCCATGGAGGTGCCACGGGGTTTCATGACCATGGGTATAGCATCGATCTCCATCCCATCTTCGATGAGCCTCTGGACCGCTTCCATGCGTCTGTGACCGCCAATGGCGTAGATGACATTGTTGCCGTCTTCGAGTGCCACGAAACCAGGGATCGGCTTGGTACGGTCGAAGCCGTTGACGCTGATCTGCTCCATGAGCCAGAGAACCTTGTCCTCGTAGGCTTGGTTGCGTGTCCGGATGTTGAATCCATCCTTGATGCAAATTTGATGGGGTGGAACCATCCACAGATCACTGGAACCAGCATTCGCTAGTTTCATTGCATCCTTGATCTTGCCTTGCGTAAATTCTTGGGAGAAGTCTTCCATTATTTCCTCGGAGAAAGGAGAGGGGGCCGTAGCCCCCTGTGGTTATGGCCGCTTGGCTATTGCTTTGGCGACACTGATAAAGATGGTGGAGGCCAGCTCAATTTCACTGAGCTTGTCCCTGATCTTCTCGTTTAATGCCACGATCTTTTGCTGGACTGAACTCAGGTCAAGACCGGAATCGACCAGCATCATGCCGTAACGGAGCAGCATGTTATTACGATTGCCGTCACCGATGTTGTTCATTACCCAGCGTTCCAGCTTGTCCATCGACTGTTGGGACTTAATTAAGTCCTTGCGGTCTTCGTTCTTGCTGGTCTTCGGGATGAATGGCAGCACATCGAACAACACGGCATCCGGGTTGTCGTTGTACTCAGCCACACCATCAGGTTGCCCGGCGACATCATTGGTGAGCCACTTGCGGCCACGTTGATAGGCTTCTTCATCAGAATCAAAGGGAAGCCATTCACACACGTTGCTCATGAATTCCTTGTATTCCTTGGAATCCATTTTCAGCGTGTAACTCATCGGCATGATGACCCGGAAGCGATGCTCTGCATCCGTGTGCCGCTTGGTGGTGTACAGCAGGTACTTGTACGGCTTAAGCACTTGACGCACCACGTCTATTTTGGTGCCACCATCTACGTCCAGCACGATCATGTTGAAGCCAGGGAGACAGTTATCCTCATTGCGATAACCGCCGGCCAGATGATGTGAGACCCAATGCATATCGGGCAGCACCATCAGGTTCGGACCCAGTTCCTCGAACGCAGCGGTGCCGTTCTCGTAGCCTTCGGTCATGTCTTCGCTGTAGCTGATGATCAACTCATCCGTCTGTGTGGGTTGCAATGCTTCCCCACGCAAGAACTCGATCCCATCGCTGAAGGCTTTCTTGATGATGATGTTGTGCTTGTAAGCCCAGGCAATCGCCAAGCTGATCATTTCCTGTTTCATGGCGACAGCACCACGGTAGAACGGGAGGTCTTGCGTCAGGTCAGCTTGTGTGACTTCCTTGCCAATCTCAGCCAGATACTTGGCCAGCTTGACGTAAGGACGATCACGGGATAGCAGTCGGCCGAATGCTTCGCCACTGTCTTCGACCACTTTAATGGCCTGGTACAGATGGTCCTCGGTCAACTCGGGTGAGTCGTCAATGAAGGCATAGGCACCCGCCAGCTTGAGTGCTTTGAAATAGCGGTGTGCCATTTCAGTCTTCTTGATCTCATCGTGCTCCGGCAACGCTGACGCTTGCCGTTCGCACGCCTGACGGTACGCGATCATGGTGATGACCGTATCCCGTTGGATGATCAGCTTCTTGTTGACGCCTTGGATGTCAGCCAGGTTTTCGAACCGCTTGCCCATGTCTTCCAGCAGCAGGTCGGTGTCGGTGCTCGCGGTCAGCTCATAGATTTCCTCGGGAGTGAGGTCCAGGAGCTTGTTCGATTCACGGGTATAGCCGATGATGCAGCGTCGTGCATAACCGGTATCGAGCAGGGAATAAAATTCTTCCTCGTTCTTGCCACCGTCCAGCAGCTTGCTTGGGGTACCGAACATCAGCAGGTTCGCTGGTGTCATGCCGATGATTTCTTCACCACGCTTGCTGTCGGCCGTGTTCTTGGTCAGCTTGCGCTTCACCAGACCCACGTCATACAGTTCAAGGTAGGTGTTCAGGGCTTCAATAGCACCTGAGAGATTGGAACCAATCTCATCGATCTGCAAGTTCAGGGAACCTGCATCGGCCATGAGCAGCTTGTCACGGGCCTGCTTGATTGCTGGGCTGGTGGCTTCGCTGAAGCTAAACAACAGCTCGCCCAAGCCTTCGAATTCCTTCTCGACTCGTTCCAGCTCGGCATCGGGATCGATATTCTTCTTGGCTGCACGACGAGTCGCCAGCACTGGCAGATTTTGCTTGGCCAGCAGTGGGAAGGTTTCTTCCAGAAAGCGTGTCCTGAAAGCTTTCAGGACGGTGCCTTCAATGATGTTGGTGGACTTGCCTTTACCGGTACCGGAAGGTGACAGGTTCAGGGCATACATGTTGACCGGGATATCTCCGGTGTCATGGGTAGCGATCTTACAACGCATCATGGAGGCCATCATGCTGAAGTAGTAGCCGACCAGGATGCGGAAGAACAGCGGGTTGCTGTTCTGAGTCTTGGCGCAGAGAATCTGCACCAATTCTTCGGATGACTCGTTGTATTCCATTTCCTCGTAGGGTTTCATGGGGTTCCTTATCTGGTGAATGTGAGAAAGCCACCTGCAATCAGGGCATCTTTCTGGGAGCAAGCCTGGAAGGCATTGCAGTATTTGCAGGCGGTGACAGTGCCAGGGACTTCCTTGATGTGGCCCTTGCCCTTGTCTGCGACGTAGGTGTACGCCTCGGACTTGTCACTGAAATTCTTGGAGGCTTTGACGTTGGTGTCGTTGCCGTAGTACTTGAACACCGGGTCCGAACGCCAGAGTTCTTCATCCGTGCAGACGGGGATGCTTGCTTCATCTGCATCCCAGTAACGTTCCAGCAAGGCGAGCTTGCGTTTGACGAACTGGTCTGTCTGGTTCACGCTCATCAGGTCGATGCTTTGCATGATGAAGGCACGCTGTGGGTAGTTCACATCACTGGTCTTGGCCGCTGACCAATCCAGGAAGATATGGTGAATGTCGATCTGATCGTCATAGACGATATCGGGGTTGAGCCACTTGTAGATGCTGCCCTGTTGGGCCTGCTTCTCTTTGTTCACCTGGTTCATGTAGGACCAGATGGAAGCGGTCTTATAATCCTGCACACGACCATCAGCGATGATGTCGTACTTGCCTGTGACGATCCACTTGCCTACCTTCTTCTCGGCACGCTGTTCCACGTAGACGGGGATGCAGTCTGGGCAATCGTCTAATTCTTTTGCTGTCGGGTTGAGCCTGACCCGTGCTATGACGTGATCTGGATAACCCATGTCAGTCATAGCCTGAGCATAGTTGTACAGCCATGCACGTTCAATGGCATCGTGAACGGATCGGCCGATCTGTGTCCTGATCTGGTCTGCCAGTTTCGGCAAGGCCAGTCCTGGTGGAATGCGTGTCGGCAGGATGATCTGACGCAGTGGTTTCATCAGGCTGGTAGCACTGATCACGAACGGACGTTCATCATGATCGTACGTGTCAGTGGCGAGAAATACACCCATGGCCAGAGGCACATCGGATACGTTGGAATAGCGAGCAGTCATGGGGATTCCTTAATGAGATATTCGGAGAAGGAGCCGGAGGCTCCCTGGGGATTACTTCAGTTTCTTTTGTTCTGCTTTAACCATGCGGCTACCGTAGTAGGCCACCTTCTCGGCATTGCGCAGGGGAGTGTCGCCGGGCTTGCCCGTAGCGACACGATCCATGCCCATACGCCAGAGTGCTTTGAATGCATTGCCTTCTGCAAAGCTGAACTGGAACAGTTCAATCAGGTCTTCGGCTTCGGCCTTGTAGGGAGCAAGGCGTTTCGGTTCAGTGATATTGGCTACCCAGTAGTCGTTGTCACCACCGGAGGATTCTTTCTTTGGCTCAGTCATGACGATACAGGTGCTCTGTGTTTGCTTATTAAATGCGGCAACCGCTTCAGGACTGACCCATCCACTATTAGTATTTTCAGGATGTGGACCTTTACCAACAACAGCTTCCAGCTCACGTTTTTCTTGTGCTGATGCATGGCCAGCACAATAAGGACTGCCTTTGATCGCCTGATCAATACAGCCACGATGATTACATTGATGCATGTGATCTCCAAGGGTAAAAAAGCGCCCCGGAGGGCGCCTGTGAAGTGAAAATACCTGCTTACAGAATCTCGCAGACGCCGCCAGAGCAAGCCAGCTCTTTCGTATTAACTGTCGCATCATCCTTCTCGAAGTTGGCCAGGGCTTCCCAGTCCATTACAGGCATCTTTGCCAGCAGGGCTTCATAGGTTGCCTTGTCGCATTCGGTGTAGGGTGCTTGGCGATAGCTGTGATCGCTGTGCGGCAGGAAAGAAACACCGGCCAGCTTGTCGAAGTGCTTGTACACCCACGCACCGACTTCCAGCCATTCTTCATCTTTCACATACACCGTGATGGAGACATTGTGCTCGACAAAATTGTCCAGCACCATCAGGTAATGTTCGAGCTGTTCGATGGCAGTCCGGTCATTGCGGAACACCGCATGTGCTGGACCTTGCACTGGGAAGCTGAAGATGTCCGTGGTATCAGGTTTGGTCACGCAGTCTTCGACGGGGAAGCCTTGACTACGCATGAGCTGAGCCAGCGGGTCTTTCTTGTCTGCACGCACAGTCCGGATATAGAACTCCGAATACCGTGGGTGGATGCCGGAGGCCGAATCGACCAGTTGGGATACGGTACCGGATGGCTTCACCGTGGTAACTGCAACCGATTGGTTGATGCCCAGCTTGTCAGCCCAGACCTTGTTGACTTCAATGGCATGGCGCTTCAGGCTTTGGAGCCAGGAAGCTGCTTCCAGTCCTGTGATGGACAGGACTTCATGGTCCATGATGCCGGTCAGGGATACACCCAGAAGGCGTTCTTCTTCCTGGTTGTTCTTCCAGATGGCACGTACATGACGGAAGTTGGTCAGCATCGACTGGTAGGTACCAGTGATGACAGCCACTTCAATCTTGTCCATCAGGTCTTCCAGTGTGTCACCAGCACGAACGACAACTTCAGACAGGTTGCACAGGCCAGCAGAGCGCAGGGTAATTTCTGCACACGGGTTGGTGCCGACGAGCTGGGTAGCATCACGGCGTCCACCTTCGAGTGCCTTGCGTATTGCTGCTTGGCGATTGAAGATTCCGCGTTCACCCGACTTCGATTCCACCAGGCTGAGCCATTCTTTCATGAACAGTTCGGCTGATGGACGCTCAGTGTAGGCTGCGGAGTTATTGGCCAGGCCACGTTGCGGATTGTCGATCCACCACTGTCCGGTCTTGGCTCCACGCATGCGATCATCTGACAGGTTCGACAGACTTATTAGTGCTGAGCGGCGCACACCACCGACGACTACGATGTCAGCGATCTTGCAAACCAGATCGTGACACTCCACGCTGTTGAGCTTCCTGCCCACAGCACCTTTAAACGTGTCCACGGTGAACTGGAACAGGTCGATCAGTGGTTGAGGACCACTGGCACGGCCACCGAAGACTTTCAGCTTCTCGCCGGCTTTCCTGATCTTGGACATATCCCAGGTTGGGATCTTCCCCGCATAGAGGGACTGGATCAGTTTGCGGAAGGCATCGGCCCATCCACCTTTGGAGTCACGTACCTGAATGACGGTGCTGACCGGGGTCAGCTCATCAATGGTAGCGATGGACATGAGGCCATCAGCATCCATGACCGGCTTGGCTCCGATGATGGGCAACTTGGCGATGAACTGACGTTCAACGGAGAAGCCCATGCCTGTGCCGCACATCAAAACGTACAGGATTTCATCGAAGGCCCGGACATCATCGATAGCAACAAAGGCGCAGTTGAAGCCTGCCATCGGATCACGTTCGAGTGCTGGACCAGCGGTCATCAGTGCACGCATAGACGGCATCGTCTTGAGACTGACGATGCTGTCATAGATGCGCTGACGGGGATAGCCGGGGAACTTGCTTGTGAAGTAGTCAACATACCGGGCGACGGTTTCATCCCAGTTTTCACGGCGTTGCTTGCTGTCAATCCAGCGTGCGTACCGGCTCTTGTGGACATACTCTTGGAGGGGTGTGGGAAGGGCGACTGAGGGTGATGTCATTCTTATCTTTCATTTCCTGGGGGCAAAAAAGCCAGTCTTTCCCAGGAACAACGAAAGAACTGGCTCACGATATACAACAGGGGTATTGCTTCGCTAAAGCACCCGGAGGGTGCCTCGTTCTTCTTAGTATTCGCCTCGGGTTAATGCTGCCCAGGCAACCGGATACAGGGGAGAAATTATAGCGTCTATTTCCGCAAACAAACCCTGAACTTCCTTTTGAGCATGGGAATCCGAACGCTTGTTGTATGCCTGTGCAAATGCGTACAAGGAGCCTGTCCACACCCAGTTGACTTCGGTACCTTGCGGAAGGACGAAACGTGCCTGTTCTGGGCAAACACCATCAGCCAACATGTCTCCATAGACGCCAATAGCTGATTCACACATAGCGATATATAGGGTTTTCCAACCTTCACTGTGTGGGTGTTCATCCCCTGATCCTTGTTTCACCGATGCCGCAGCGGAGCGGAAGGCATCGGGGATATATAGCTCCGGCGTTGACTTGATGTAGCGGCGGGATTCCTCCGACTCCACGAAGCCGATCTTGTGCTTGAAGCACTGTGTCCGAATTGGTACAGGGGCTTTCATGCGCAAGGTGATCTGTGGATGACCGAACGGTACCCAGTGTTCAGGGATAGACCGCATGTATACCGCCAGATTGTGAGCAGCCTTTTCACTTGGAAGGGTATGCATCTGCCCAATCGTCTTTTCCCAATCACCCGATGTCATGCCTCGGGCCAGGAAACGAATCAGGTTGTTGTTCTGCTGTTCGGTGAACTGATCAGCAACAGTGGCGAACGATTGTCTTGCAAAATTAGCAATATCTCGATCAGTGAGGTAGTGGTTTACGTAAGTTGCTTGCATACAAATTCCTTTCTAGGGATAAATATTGATAAAAGTAATGATACGATAGCGCAATAACGGGCCAATACAGCCATTCCACCTTGGTGGTTACTGCATGCCATTAACTACTAATTACTGGCGAGGCCCGTTAAATGACTACCGTGCAATTCAAATTGCGCACCCCTGAAGGTGTGCCCATCACTGGTACGTGGTTCCGTATCGAACCCGGTTACCAGGATTCTGTCGTTCAAGGTGAGCAGCCCAAGCCTGTGGAGTTCGTCACTGATAGCAATGGTGAAGCCTCCGTGGTCCTGATCGCTACCGTGAACCCGTATTTCATCACCAAGAGCCACAAAGGTGATGACTATCCCGTGGCATTCAAATTCTTCGTTCCTGCATCAACCCTGCCATTGGCAGCGGAAGTCCTGTTCGTTGATCTGGGTACCCATCTGCGTCTGAAGAACGACGCATCACTGGCTGCGCTGATCGATGCCAAGGTCGCTGTGCTGGCTGCTTACAACCAGCTCACCACCGTTCTGCTACCTCGGATCGCTGCGCTCGAAGCCAAAACTGCGAGCCTCTAATGCATGAGAAAGACGACTGGAACACTCTGCTTGCTTACGTTTATGTCTCGGGAATCCTGGGCCTATTCGTAGGCATCGCACGCGGCATCATCCAACAGAAACATGGCTCCTTCGGAGCCTTTTTCCGTGGTGTTGTCGCGTCCGTATTCGTTGCCATCCTGGTGTCCTGGGGCATCACCGATGCTGGCCTAACGGTGACCACCAAAGGCGTCATCGTCGGTGTCTGTGCATTCATCGCTGATGACATCCTGCTCGGCTTACTGAGCCTGGGTGCCTTGATTGGTAAAGACCCTCTGGGATTTCTCTCCCGTCTGCTGGCCGCATACCGTGGGCAGTCAGCACAAGTTCAGCCACCTCCGGCTAAAGACGACTTGGAACCTAATAAATGACATCTCCTTACTCACTCATGCTGATCACGAACCTGGTCGCTGATTGGTTCCTGACCGCCATCATCCTGTTGTGCGGTTTCACTCATTTCGCCATCCTTCGCACCCCGGATATTCCGGAGACCTTTATCGGTGAAGCAATGCGGCGCATCAAGATCACCGGCTACTTCCTGACAGGTGGCTGGTGGTTTTACTTGATGGTCAAGTTCGGGGATATCCCTATCCCAGTGCTATCGCAGCTTGGCTTGACATTGGTGTTTGGTGCGGAGTTCTACAAGACGCTGTACGTGCTATTCAAGCACACGATCAATGAACAACCACGCATCAAGAAGCAACAGCTTGCTGAAGATGCGGAAGAAGCCGCCTTCATTAAAGGGAGCGATGATGCTGCGTAATTTTTCTCTGTCTGAATTTGTCACTTCTACTACCGCCAAATCCATGGGCATCGATAACTCGTTGCCGGATCAACTGGAAGATACAGCCCTGAATACCCTGGAAATGATGCAGTGGATTCGGGACCATCTGTCAGCCATTAAGGGACGTGATGTGCCTATCACGATCACGTCCGGCTGGCGTTCTGCCCGTCTGAACAAGGCTGTAGGTGGTGCTGCCAATTCGGATCATGCAGTTGCCTGTGCAGTGGACTTCCGTGCTCCTGCCTTCGGCACACCATACGAAATCGCCAAAGAACTGTCCCGTTATGTGGACGAGCTGAAGATTGGCCAGCTCATCAACGAGTACCCGGAGAAGGGTGCTGCTGGATGGGTTCACGTATCGACTCGTCGTCAGGTGAAGTCGGCTAATCGGGTGATCACAATCACGGCTGGTGGTACCACCTCAGGAGTACATGAAGCATGAACCCTGTGGTCTACCGGATTGCTCGAACAGTCATCACTCTCTGGGTGGTGATTTTCATTACATGGCATGCCGCTTGTGCCGGAGCAGCTACGCTGCGCGGCACTGCGGCTCCCAAGGAGTTCAGGAAGTACAACGCCTGCCCATCAACCAAGAAGTTCACTGGTGCTTGTCCTGGATGGATCATGGACCATCTGGAAGCCCTTCGCTGTGGTGGCAAGGATGTTCCTGAAAACCTGTGGTGGATGACCAAAACAGAAGCAGCTCTGAAGGACTTACAAGAAGCCCAATGCTGGCGTTATTACAAAGGCCCACGCAAATGAACCCTATCGCGTTTTACATGTTGGCTCAATGGTGGCAAGCCTTGATGCCGCTACAGCACAAGCCCTCACCACCTGTCATTGGAGTTAAAGATGAATAACTATGAACCACCCGGTAATAAGGGGGTGACCATCAACGGTCGCCAGATTACCGAACAAGAAAAGCAACTGCTTCGAGATGCATTGGGCCTGGTCCAGTATCCGAAGCTGACAGTGCATGCAGGTTCCACGACTACTCTGCCGGCCGGTAGCAATGCCCGTGTCGAAGAAGACCCGGATGCCACGGATACTGCCCAAAGATTCAACTTCTTTATTCCAACAGGTCCAAAAGGACTTGATGGTATTGGTTCGGTCGAAGCAGTAGAAGCTGTGGCCATTCCCTACGGTCAGGCTCCGGCAGTGGTTGATGTAGGGACTGTGGGTCATACCAAACTGCGTTTCTTCCTGCCGCCTGGACCTCCCGGTCCTGCAACGGAATCCACGCTGCCTCCTGGTGCTACGGATGAAACGATGCTGGCCTATCGGGCTGGTGCCTATCGCTGGGTACCTATCCCGAATGGTTCTGGTACCGGTACCGGAGGCGGCACGACGATCAATAACACGACCATCGTCAACAACACGGACTCGATCCAAGGTGCTTATGCCTGGGAATCCGGTGGTGTGGTTATTCCTCCGGTTGATCCAACGCCAACACCACAGACGGTATTTGATACCACGAGCTTCACGGCATATCAGGCTGCGGTGGCTGCTGCGGTAGTCGGAGCTAAACGGGTTGCTGGTGCCAACGCAATCATCACGGCCTTCGGTACAGCGCAAAAGCTCAAGTTGAAGAAAGATGGTGTGGTCATCCTGACGGCTGACTATGCCGGCTCCATGACGCAGAGCACTTCTGGTATCGACATCACTGTGGTGCTCGTCAACATGACTACGGTCTCACCTATTGTGGTGGCTGATCCTGCCACGGGTGTCTGGACCATGGAAATTTCTGGTGGTACCAACTTTGCTCGCACGATCACTTTGCCTGCTGCCTTCAATGTGGCAACGGCAATTGGTGACGGTTTCAATCCGGGTCCGATCACGTTGATCATCCCACGTTCACTGGACGGTGTTTAATATGGCTAATACCAAGATCATCACGCTTGCTGATCGCAACAGGAAGTTCCCGTTGCGCGGTGACATGACGGGGGCTAACCTCGACTTCACGCCACCAGACAATGCGTTTAACGTGCACTTCTATACCGAAGATGCTAAAGACTACACGCTGACTTCGACGCACAAGTTCTTCGTCAATGGTAATGTGGCCAACTCTTTCACCATGGGTGGTAAGGCTGGTCTGTTTGCGATCTTCACCTATGACCCCTATCGCACAACCTGGGTGCTGACAGAACATAATCTGTTTGCTGCACTGGGTGTAGGCGGTACACCGGTGGATGTGATCTCTGATGCCACGATCCAGGCCATCCTGAATCGTTTGCTGCCTCCTGGTGGGGCACTCGGCTATGCCCTCAAGAAGATTGGCTCCGGTAACTTTGCAGTCGGCTGGTTGCCTGATCTGATGGGTGCTGGCGGCTCGGGTGGTAGTGGTGTCATGAATGAAGTGCTGGTTACACCGGTCAACGGGGAAGTTACCCTTGATGGTGCGGTGGGCAAGTCCTTCCGTCTGGTGCTGAACCAAGCCAATGTCAAGGTGCTCGATCCTGTCAACTTCGTTGGTGATACCAAGCCTACGCTGGTAGTCATCCAGGGGCCACTTGGACCTTTCCCTATGGGTAACTGGGGTCCATCGTATGCCTTTGATGATCAACAGCCTCCTGGCCTGTCCTCAGTCGTCGGAGGCATGAACCTGTTCACACTGACGCCTACCTATGAAACGGATGGTTCGGTTACCTGGATTACGCAAGTAGCTCCAGTCAAAACCAGTTTGGCCGGCTTCGGTAAGATCAGCCCGATTGCACGTATCGGTGCAACACGCTATGGCATGCTGGGCAATGCAGCCGGTACAGGTGCCTTCAACCACGTGGTCAACAATGACACGGTGAGCATTACTCGTAGTGGTAAAGCAGCCGAAGCCACCGGTACCATCTTCAGTGAAGCCGGACTGCATGTGACCATTGCTGGTGACGTGCTGACCAATGGCACCACGGAACTGCGTCCTCTGCTTCAGATGATGAAGACCGACTATTCGGAAGGCCCACCACGTGGTGCCAACCGTCCATCGTTCGGCAAGCAAGTCCTGGGTGCTGAAGGTGGTGCAGGTTTCAATGGTGGTGCCGGTCTGTTCATGGAAATACGTGATCTGCGTATTACCGGTGGCCGCAATGATGACGGTGACTGCCGCGGTATTGGTCAGAATGGCCAAGCTGCTCTGTTGATACAAAACGTGGACATCACGGATTGCAACAACGGTATCTTGACGGACAATGCAACCAATACCCCACTGACGATCCGTAACTGTCTACTGGATGGTAACGGTGTCGGTACGCCGAACAACAATGCGAACCAAGGCAACAACTCCACTGGTTATGTCCACAACATCTACGCCGGCCATAACAACCAAACCTTGACCATCGAGCAATCGTCCATCGTGAACTCGGTTACGGGCCATGATGTGAAGGCTCGCTGTGCCGTGGTGGTCATCAAGAACTCCTTGATGGAAGGTGCAATCGATGCACGTGAACTGGATTTGCCAAACGGTGGCATCTGCCGTTCGACTGGCAACATCTATCACAAGAAATCGAATGCGGTGCAGAACAACCTGGTGGCTATCGGTAACCTGTTCGGTGTCACGACCAATCCAAGTGCCAATGGCGAGATGATCGATGGTACCCGTCCACGGGAATACCTGTTCACCAATGATCGCTTTATCAACGATGTTGATGCAGCACGTGATACCTCGTTCGTGGCCTCCAAGGACACCAGTGTGCAGATGCACTTTGTTGACTGCGATTTCGTGGGTGCCGGTACCCTGGCAAAAAATGTCACCACGCCGCTGACAGCAGGTGATCCGAACTACTACGGTATGGTCATGACCAACGGTATCTATCACATGCCTGGTGTACCGCCAATCTTCACCTATACCGGTGGACCGCTTGGCCCAATTGCTCCTGTTGGCAAACCTGCCAATGTTCCAATGACTCCTGCTGCTTAATCAAGGAAACAAGATGACTTTCAAATGCGATGAAGTTACCCGTGCTGCATTGGATGCTGCGGCATCCATGACGCAAGCGGCAACGATTCTGGATACGGCCCTCGGGCCGAATAAACGTGTCCGGATCAAGCGTGATGCAAATGCCAGTGCACCTGATCCATGGGCCACTGGTGTGGAGTGCCGCAATGTGGGTGCCACAGGTGCACTGACCGTGGTTGCCGGACGTATCCGCAAGTTCGGTAAGCTCAAGGGTACCCTGGTACAAAGCTCGGCTGACCTGTCCACAGGCAAATCGGTCCTACGTATCGAAGGCAATGGCCGCTGGATTGAAGGCTCGATTGGCCTGCTTGGTTCGGGTAATTTTGACTTCACGACTAACGTCAATTTCACTTCAAACAATGGCCTGGCACTGGCAGCTAACTTTGCAATTGCCTTCCGTGACAACCTACCTACTGGGGTAGGTCCGGCTGTACCAGCACTAACTGCCAATGCACCGGCAACGTTGGAAATCTGGAACTGGGAAGTGCCTGTTGCACCGGTGCTTGCTGGTACGTTGGCCTTCAATACTCGTGCCAAGGACTTCGTGTATGAAGACCGGGAAGTAGCATTGGCCAATGGTGACATCGGTGTCTACCAGTCGAACCAGTCGATCATGCATGGGGAATTTGAAATCGGTATGACCATGCTGGTAGCTGACAAGAGCAACACGGTAGCCAACACGGAACCGCTGTATCAGGTGCTTGGCTGCATGGCTCACCGGGGTACCTGGACTACCTATCCGTTTGCGGATACCTATGATCGTGCCAACCATGTCACCCGGCCGAAGCCTTTCAAGGGCATATTGAAGAATGCAGCCGGTAACGTCCTACATGTCTTTGAAATGCATGACGGCTTGGCGATCAATGATCCTGCGCTGCAACAGAGCTTCTATAACGATGGCACTGGCACAAAGCCACTGCGTCCATTCACCAACTGCGGCATGATGCTGCCTTGGCAGAACACGGAACCAAAACGTTCGATCAACCTGCCGAAGTTTTACGCCGGCATGAACCCGAACATGGTCCGTCCATCCATCGGCAAAGCCTATACCAGCTCGATTGGTGTGGAACCGAACATCACAGGTGGTTACCAAGGTAACAGCGTCAATGGCTTGGCCAACATCTACTGTGCACCGCGCTGGCCACAACCACGTGCAGGCTATGGTCCATCGCCGGCTGACCCGTACATGAGCTATCAGGACTTAAACAAAGACGGTGGATCAGTTGGTTATTCCGGTTGGGCCAAAGGCTGGGACTACGAGCCAGGTTCTTACTCGCTGCACAACTGGTACACCGGTCCTGGTGGTCCACGTCATGACCGTTCGACCATGCCATCAGTGGTTACCCTGTGGGCTGACAATCCAAACTATGTGCGTATCCAAGACAACGTGCCGATCAAGGACATGTTCAATGGCTATTCCATGGGCTACTTCAACCATGCAAACCACTGGGTGTCGGATGTTAAGGGTATGACCCTGCGGCCAAATAAGAAACTGCTGGATGGCAGCATTCAACAACTGTTCGGCTACTACTCGGCCGGCGTAGAAAACCCTGCTGATCCTAATGGTATCTATGTCAAGTCGGACATGCGCAGTGGTGAAAACTCTGAACACTTCGACAAGGAAAATTTGTATCGGTGGGGTGGTTGGGGCCGTGATTCGCTGCACAGCTACACCAATGCGGCATGGATTGCTTTGCTGTCCAGCTCGCCAATGCATGCTATCGGTAGCAAGTTCGACGTGATTACCTCGGTCATGATGACTGGTGATCCTGGTCATTACATGCGCGGTGAATACATGGTCCGTGACATGGCATGGCGCTGGATGCACTGGACAATGGCTTGGAAAGTCGCCTCCGATCACCCGCTGGGTTTCACCAAGGCAGAGATCGAAGAACAATTCCTGAAGTACTTCGAAGGTATGTACCAGTTCATCTACAAGCCTGTAGTGGAAGACGGTGAGACTGGTCACTTTGCAGAAGGCTTGCGCAACCTGGGTCTGCCTATCGTGATGAGCCAATACGGCTGGGCGATGCAAGGTACCGGTCTGGGCTACTACATGGCACACGTGATGGTGCTCATGAAGCAGTTCGGTCTGTGGTCTGCACTGCGTGCTCGCAGCGGTATGGCTGTCAAGATGCTGGACTATCACATGGCCAACATGGATCACTTCATCATCAACTACATCCTCGATACACCGATGAATCAGGGTGTTGATCCGAACGTGTTTGGTTATACCAGCCGTATTCCATCAAGCTGGGCACAGTACATGTCGGAAAACCCAACAGGTAATGCTTCCGATCTCATTCGGGACGCTGGTGGTGCTGTCATGAATGGTGATCGTGGTGTTAACATCTATCAACCTTTGCAATATTTGTTTGCACGCCGGGATTACTTTCCTGAAGTGGCTCATCCACGGCTTGCAGCAGCGGTTGCCAAGGCTGAACAATACCTGGCAGACAAGGCTGCGTATGTAGCAGCAGATAGCAATCCGTTCAACCAGACAGGCCGGGACTTCACATATTGCTACCCGGCTCTCGCACCAATCAAAGCGCCTACCGAACTCGGTCCAGCTTAATCAGGGGAATACAGAATGACAAAACTTCGCTTAAAAAGTCTGGTAGCCATCACTGAATCAGGGGCACCCGATGCCCTGATTTATACCGCAACAAATAATGGCACTGGTAATACCATTGGTGGTCATGGTATTTCTGACTACCATCTCCCCGCAGGGGGAAATGGTTCATTCACTTTCAAAGTGGATCTTCAGGAAAAATCATTTTACGGCTTAACCACAAATCCAAATCCCACAGGTTTGGCAGATATTGAAACAGGTGTTGCCCTGTTACTTGGTGATAATTATCACCCCATGTTCAATGGTAGTGAAGCAGGATGGGGGGCACCTGCAATTGTTAATGGTGCACTCATTCGCCTTACTCGAACCGGTACCACAGTGAATGTGGCTTACTCGATAGATGCGGGTGCAACCTTTACGACAATTTGGGACTTGACTGGGCGTAGTGCCGAAGCTGTTTATTTTGTCGCATTTCCTACACTCAATACTGTCATATCAAAATTGGCAGGTACCGGAGGTATTGGTGTAAATCGCCCAGTTAGCCCGTTGGGCATTGACTCGACTAATGCCTTTGCTGCTGGTGCAGTAATTTACCCATTGGCAACAGGAAATCTGCAATCGCTTGATGCAGGTGCCTATCCTGTTGCATTGGCTGGTTCTACTCCCCCTGTTGCCAATTCAGATGGCATCACAACAGCAGGTGGATTTGGATCTACTTCTAGAATTGGTTTGGGTATCCATGCTGCATTTAATAATCCGGTATTTACCCGTGTTATCACCTTCGACTTTGCAGGTGCAGCAATTGACTTGTTCAATACCAACTACAACGGAAGTGGTGGTGGGTATTCGGGGGGTGCGGTCTACATGGGAACTATCCCAGATGGTTCCTTCTTTCTCAACAAAGACAACATAGCGGCCATTTTTACTTCTGCGGCAGGTATTCTGCATGCAGGTGAAAATACAGTAGGTATCTCCTGTGATGCCAATGGTGCAATTCTGTTCTCGGTCAATGGTGTAGCAGCGGGTTCGGCAACTTTCACCAATGGCTTTGTTTTTGGTGATGAGGTACTTGGTGCACATGATGACTTCAATGGCGGAGCAGCAGCCAAGTTCAAGTGGTACACCGTGTATCCTGGTGTTGCCAAGAACGCCGCTGACCTGAATGCATTGACTGCAAGTCCTGCACAGATGGTCAAGACAGCTTCAGCACCAGCAAACATGGCGATTGGTTCGGCAGCAACTAGCATTGCAGGTGGTTCCATCCGACTGAACTTCACCACCTCACTAAAATTACCTATCGGCAATCCCGTTGCTGCCTTTAGTGTGCCAGGACATACGGTAACGGCAGTATCCGGTGGCGCTGTAGATACGCAGCTTGTGATTGCAGTTGCGCCGAACTTCACACAAGGCGAAACCATCGCATTTAGCTACACCAAGCCAGTCTCGAACTTCATTCAAGATACGGATGGCGGCACGCTAGCATCTTTTACAAATCAGGCAGTCAACAACATTGTTAACCCTGCTATTACTGATACCACTCCACCAACCCTAGTATCTGCCGTTACTTCGGCAGACGGTACCAGTGTGGAATTGACGTTCAGTGAATCCCTGGCTGTAACGGTAACTGCACTAAGCGCTTTTCCGCTGACAGGTCATACGGCCAGTGCTCTGGCCATTGCAAGCAACAAGGTCACCTTGTCGGGGATCACACCTGCAATCACGATCTCGGATGTGCCTGATGTGTCTTACGTCAAGCCAGGAAGCAATCCGATCACGGATATTGCAGGCAACCAGCTTGCTTCCTTTGGTTCGACGCCAGTCACCAATAACGTTGCACCGTACGAATGGGTGTATCTCGGGGGTGAAGGCGCCAATGCCACTGTGCCAACCAATACCCTGGTGCGTTACGGCGCTACTGGTGCCTATGTCACGAAAGTGATGTCGGGTGCCTTCTCGGTGAACAACGCGACCTTCACCGATCCAGCACCGGGTGCCAGCAAGCATGCAGATGCTTTCCTGCCTGTGCCTACAGCAACGGCCATCGTGGTTACGATGACCAATGGTGGCCCAGTGGGTAACTCGCCTTCCTATCGACTGGCAGCTAACGGTATCCTGAACGACGCTGTTACGATTGAGCTGTCGGGTGCCGGTCTTACCTTCACGCCATCCAGCATCACTCTCGGACCAAACCGTTCTGGTTATGCCAGTGGTAACTTCACGATCAGCGCAACACAGCCAACAGATTCCGTGGTGCACTTTGCTTCCACCTCTGCGGTAGCCATGCCGGCTGACCAGCCTTACCGGGCTGATTACGCCATCGTCCGGACCATCACCAACAATACGGAATTCCGGAGCTTTTCGGATTACGTACGTGGCTTGGATGTGGTCGGCATGGGTGTGTCGGTGGTCGCTGAGCTGACCCAAAGCATGAGTGCAGATGGTGTGAACCTGCTGCCGGCAACCTCGAATGAGGATTGCCATGTCATCGTCCGTCCTGCGGCGGGACTGGGTATGTCAGCCTTGGGTCCAGTGAATTTCAATGTAACCGGCCTGACGTTATCTTCCGGCTTTGCCAATGGTTTCAATGTGAACCAGGGCTGTGAACTGGTTGGTGTGAATGTGGACCTGACGGATGATCCATCTTCCGCTGGGCGTAGTTACTACGCTGCACTGGGTGCTGCTGCGAATGGCTACGGTCAGGGTGGTGCTTATCAGCCGACATTCACCAATTGCCGTATCCGTGCTGCCAACAGCAATCGTAGCCTTGGCTTCGGTGGTTATGGTGTGCGTGCTCGGATGCGGAGCTGCCTGATCATCCAGGAAGGTCCGGACCAAGTTCTGTTCAATGATCAAGTGGACTTGCAAGGCTGCGGTATCGTACGTAAGGGGGTGTTCACTACCCGCATCTTCAACGATGTCAGCTTGGTGGCCATGGAAAATTCCTGGGGCATCAACTGTGGTAGCCGCCTCACCAACAGCGACAGTGCATGGAACCGGTTCCTCAACAACGTGTTCGATACAGCAATCACGGGTGGTTCGACTGTGGGCAATCAAGACATGGCGCAAGTCGGCTATGTGCTGGCCAACAACTTCGTGGTGGATGCCAACAGTGATTACACGCCATCGGCTGCGGGTGCATTGATTGGTGCTGCCAATCTCCGTGCACGTTCCACAAACGATCTGCGAGGTAACAACCGAGGTCTGACACCAGACATCGGTCCTGTGCAACGTACGCCAGCGACACCATTGACGGTGGCTCGAGTAACCTCGGTTCTCGGTCCTGATGGTCAATCGGTGACGTGGAGTGGTACCACTACCAATAATCCAACCTCGGCATTCCTGAGCCTGGTTCCGAACTCACCGGACACCACACGCAGTGGGCCTTACCCGGTAACGTTGGGTGATGGTACTTTCTCTGTCGAGCTGGATACGATTGAGCCAGGTAGCCATATCCCTGTGTTCAGCTTCTTCAATGCAGGTGGTGTCTCCGGTGCAACAGGTGCCCCGGCCTTCGAGATTGCAGGTGTCGGTGGTCTGACCTTTGATAGTGGTGCTTCTGGTACAGGGGGAACTGATCCGGTTCCGGCCGCACCGGTGGTCACACGTTCAACGCAAGATGGCCAAATCTTGTCAGGTAAAACTGCCACGATTAGCGGGTCTGTGGACTTCCAGGGCGATCTCAATGGCAGCGTAGCGGTTTTCGCTGATCCACAGCCCTCTGGTGCTGCGATCTCACTCGGTGCAGCTACCGTTGCCAGTGGCTTGTATTCGAAGCAGGCAACGCTGCCTAAAGGCTCCTGGAAGCTGCGGGTGGTGGTTACGGCAAACGGGCAAACAAGCTCGATCCAGACCGGTGCACTCAAGGTGGTGGGCATCACGCCTTCTGTCTTTACCTTGCCGGTAGCGTAATCATGGGAATGGGAGCCAAGGCAGCAATTGCACTGGCTCTCATACTCGCCCTGCTTGGTAGCTACTGGGGCGTGTATGAGGCTGGCAACAAGTACGGACAGAATGCGGTCAACGTCGCTGTACAAGCGGAGACCATTCAAAGACTGTCCGTTCGCGTATCTGAAAACAGTGCATTGGCCGATACCTACCGGGTCAATGCAGAACTGGAAAGCACGAACCATGAAAAAGAACTGGCTGATGTACGGGCTACTGCTGCTCACAATGCTGGTAAGCGGGTGCCAGTCGATGCCACGAAGTTCTGTGGAATTGCCGGAACCACCCAAGCCACCAAGGCCGGAAGTCCTGAGCAAACCAATCCCCGCACCGGGTACCTTCCAGAGTCGTTTACAGGCGATCTTCGACAGCTTGCAACCGACGCCGACAGCATCATTGCCGACTACCGCACCCTAAGGGCACGGGTCGAATCATCCAACTGCTTCAAGGACTGACATGGCTGACATCATTGACCAGGCTAATGATGTGGCCGAACAAATGCTGACGGCTCAGCGCAGCGTGCGCAAGCACAGCAAGCTGGTGCCGGCAGGGAGTTGTCACTACTGTGATGAGCTACTGCCCAAGGTAGGGCAGTTGTTCTGCAACACAGAGTGTCGAGTAGATTTTGAAAGGGAGGACCGCTTACGTGAGCGAGCGGGAAGATGAATGGCAGAAGAAGATACCGATATCTTGAACATCACCTTGTCCTCATCCAAGGACAAGGGACCACTGGAAATGGTGAGTGGGGAACAACGAACCAAGTGGGAGAAGATAGAACAAGTTGCTCGTCGCTTGGTGCACAACCAACATTTGGCCAACGGGGATTTGCGTATCCTGCTCCGGGATATGGAAGATGCATTGAGTCTTCCTCTTAATGACTAAGTACGGGGAATGTTCCCTTTATTCTTCGGCCCACTACAGTAGTCCTGGAACTGACGCTGCACAGTCTCAGAGACATAGCACCAGCCCCATGGATAGGCGCTGCTGTTTCTGCGGAGAGGGTTAAAGCCCAGGATAGCCTCGAACATATTGGCATCATTGGCAATATCCTGGTTCATTAATGTATCTCTCTCTGGCAGCTCCCGTCGCTCCGGCAGAGCCGGCGCTAGGGAGACTGCCTGACGCACCACCTCACGTAGTTTTTTAACTTGTTCTGGGTCGTGCATTGGAAGATGCAAGCCAACCAAGATACGATCTATGGCTGCATCATTTAAAACAGGAATCTTGGAAGGCTCCATGTCCAGTTCAGTAAAGTAATCCTCCACCGTGCCGTCATCGCTGACCACATAATAGGGATGCAGCTTGCTCCCCTCGGTGTTCTCGATGACGCCTTCCTTGTTGAAGCCTACAAGTCGTACTCGATCCCCAGCATGGTATTTCATGATCTCACCTCTTGGTGTCAGACTGGCAACGGAGTTGCATGTATAGCACCATTTGGCGAAGGCGTTCCCTTCTTTGATCTGGCTCAATAGAACACGTAGGGGATTCACTACATCCCCTTCACTGTGGCTGGCTTGGAAGCGGCTGTTTCATTCTTCTTGGTGAAGCTCGATGGTTCATGCACGACGACCTGATCATTGACGATCAGAAATACTCGACCATCGTTAAAGCCCCAGCAACCGAACTGCACATCACCATCTTTACTGGTGGTGTAAGCGGCCAGCATGCCTTTGTCACAGCTTCCTTGACGCTCACTGAGAACGATCTGCCCACCTGCACGGTTGGGCTTCTCGTAAGTGGTGGCCAGGGCCACACGGACTGCACCATACAGGGACAGAGCCATGATGGTAGCGAGTACGATCTTCTTGTTGTGTTTCATGGTTCTGCTCCTTGGTTTAATTGCGTTTGAACATCCAGGGTTCCACTTTAAAGGTGGGTATCACTTCGTTGTCCACTATGGGTTCCAGGATCACAGAGTTTTCCCGTTCCTGTGGACCTTCGAAGAACAACACCACTGCACCACGGGAGAACCGGATGGAATGGATTTGTGTTGCCGTCATGCTATAGCATTCCCCAGAGACATACTCATAGTCTTGGTAATGGAAGCGATGTCTGGTGGTGATGTCCCGTTCATAGTTGCCCATGCCATCGAATTTCAATGTGGTCATGGCGTATTGATCCACTTCCATAGCATGTGCAGAAGCGGGTTGCCATATCCGGTTGGTGACAGTGCCTTCGATGACCCAACACTGGAAGCTGAAGCGATGACTGTGCGGTGTGATGTTCTCTTGATGATCACGCTCACACTGAAACAGGCGCACACAGCCATCAATACCCGGTTGACCACCAATCAAGCTGCTGGTCAAACCGGGGATGATGTAATTCTTGACGGGACTGTGCGCCATGGCGAGCAGCTTCTTCAGGTTAAAGTCTCTCGGGTTCATGCATTACTCCTTAATTAATATTTGTCATAACGCTCGTTCCGTGCGCGATGTCCGATTATGGCGAATTCGCGTTTTCAGCCTTTGCTGATTAGCCGATTTCGTTTTTGCGCCGCACCACTTGGATTATGGAAAGTCTTTGTTGTTATTCTTCAACCACTTCCGCGCCGATCACATACGCGATCCTTCGCATAAGTTTGTCAATGCGCTCCATGCCGGCCCACCCGTCATCATCGTGATTGGCAGTTATCATTTCTACATCATTCAACTTGTAGCGAACTTCTTCGTCGCCATCGGGTTTAATGGTCAGCGTGCAAGCTGCGCGCTCTTCCAAAATGCTCCTTAATTCCTTATCGCTCACCAGCATCATTTCTGGCTGATCTTCCGGGCTGTCCCGGTCGGGGATTTCGGCAACTGCGAGGATAACGGCTTCGATTTGTGATTTATGCATTTCATTGTCCTTTTGGTGTAGTCTGTAAACTCAAATAAAGTGTGCGGTTTTACATAATTCAGCTATTTTTTCGTTATGCGCGGCTGTCGCAGAGTTTCTGGCCATCCATGCAGAATCCTGCACCACGGCATGATTGCCTGTCGCTGCAACCGGCATAAGGGAAACCTGTAGGCTGGCGCTCGCCCTGCGCTATCCGTCGATTCATTTCTTCAACTGAAATCATCTGCTCGCCCTGCGCTGGCTGCGATGCCTTCAATGCTCGAATAGCTTCGGCACAAGCGCGAAAGTCTTCTTTCGCCCTCATATCTAGCCGATATTCGCCGTTCGGCCCGGTTGTCAATTTCTCGCACGCCAGCGCCGCTTCCTCTAGCGTTGCATTACGGACAGGCTCCTGCGCTGCTACTGGTGCGGTAACCTTTCCCTGAGCAGCAATGACATCGACTACCTGGTCCGGGCTTATGCCCAGTGCTTTAACCAGATTATTTACCGTAATCAGCAAGTCAACATTTCGTTGGGCACACTCATTACGTTCTTTTAATACCTGGGCATAGTTCGCCTGTTCATTTGTTGCTATCGGTTCGGCATCTGCTGGATACACCATTGCAGGGGATGAACCCATGGCTCGGTATAACCGTGCTGCATGCCAGCCGGAATTGTGGATCACTGTGCCTTCCGGATAGTGAGCCATGAAATACGTCATGAATTCTTGCTTGGTCATCACATCTCTCCTTCAATACGGGCCACCATGTACCAGTCAGGCACATGTACTTGGTCATTAGACTTGTTGTACTCTTTGCAGAATGCAAGAGCTTTTTCACGGGTGGGGAATTCTTTTACTTCATCAATCTTCTGGCCCCAGCCACGTTCAGATTCGATGATGAGTACACGTACTGTCATGGTTCTTCCTTAAAATAGGGGGAGTTGTTCATTCGGCATACCCGGCCACCAGTAAGCACCCTTCTGGGCATTCTCTCGCCAGTGCAGTACTTGAAGATTCCAGGGCACATGGAGGCCACAGACGAGCTTACTGATCTTGGGCACTATATGGTCTACCACATGAAGTTCGCCGGTCTCCTGCGTCTTCCTACGGGCTTCTGCATAGACGGTATTAATGGCCTTCATGTCGGCCCAGGAAGGTGTGGCACGCTTGGTCTGATGACGATGGACTCGTCCTTCCATGCCTTTCGGCCGAACCAATGAGCGTTGCTTCCTGATCTCGAACAGTGGACCGATGTGATAGCCACCATCGAGATCAAGTTTCATGCTTTTTGCTCAGCCTGAGCGTAGGCCAGCCGGCGCAAATCTGCATTGGCATGTGCCATGACATCAAGCAGCGCAATCTTCTCTTGCAGGTAGACCTTGGCAAATGCCGGATCATGCATGACGATGGATGATGTATTGCTGATCAAGTCAGCGCACTTGATGGTCTGTACCCATCCAGGTGCCGCAGCGAGTCGTACCCGTGACAGTGCTTTACGCTCAGCACGGTTACCAGTCTCCATATCGGAGAGCAGCAACACACCTTCAGCAATCGTGCCACCAAACTTAAGAGCGAGTTGGGTTGCAGTGACACCTTGATCTTCCACACAGTCATGGAGCCATGCACAAGCCAACATGAGAGTGTTGTTGTACAGGCTTCCATCAATGACGGTGGAGACTATACCGGCCACTTCAGCCAGATGATCGGTGTAAGGGTTCCCGGTGTACTTGCGTACTTGGCCTTGATGGGCATGACGGGCAAACATCATTGCCCGGTAGACTAGGTTGCTCATGGTGTTTCCTTAAAAGACGGAGCCGTCTTCGCCCCATTTGTCTGGGTCGTAGGGCTTGGGTTTGGGAGCAAGGGCTAGTGCATCTTTCCACTTGCGGCGAATGGAATCCTTCAAGTATTCCCAGTAGCCCAATGAGATTTTGCGGGTATCCCCTTGAATCAGGGCACGCATCATTTCATCAGGGATGTCGTTCGGGACTAGGGTGTAACCTTCGGGATTGTGGGTAGACAGGTACATCATGAATAATGCAGTACGGTCTTCCTGCGTCATGTTGTACTTGTCTGCCAGCTTGGTCAGGGCATCAGTTTGTTTTTGTTCTGGCATTTTCATTATTTACGGTTCAGTACGCCCACGCCAAGGACGTGATGCATTGCGTTGTATGTTACGGCATGCGTATGCCTGTTCCAGTGTCCTGCATGTTACAGACCACTTGGCTCCATTCCAGTAGCAATACAGGATGGCTCCCCCACGACGATGCCGTGTATCGTAGCCACTGACCTGATAGACACCAGGACGCTGTGGTAGAACTGTTGATGAATACCACAGGGTCAGCTTGCGCTTGTAGACTCGTTTCATGATGCTCCTTTAATCAGGATTGCTGGATGAAGAAGATGATCCACTGTCGGTACTCGATGAGCTGGACGATGGCGCTTCACTGACGGCACTGGGCGCTGGGCTTCTGTCCCAGTCACTACTGGCACCGGCACCATCGAATGTGCCACCCTTGCCTTCGAATGGCTCAGCCTGTGGAACAGGTGTTCGGAAGTCAGGGTATGGCCAGCCTTGATGCGTTGGCATGTAGGGATCAGGAGATTGCTCGGTAACCGTACGACGCTGTACAGGATAGTCCTGCACCATACGGCTTCGGCCGGCATTGTCTTTGGCGATCTGATCAGTAATGCGCCTACGACGCGCTTCCCGTTCTTGTGCATTTGCTACCAGTTTGGCACTGGCGGCTTGTTGTTCCTCGTTTATTTTATTCTTGTAGGCTGCGGTGTTGAACAACTTGTGGAACCAGAGATGTTTCATGTTTGCCTTTAATAGTGGTTGTTGTAATCTTCCGCTCGGACTTCGAGTTGGAATTCATTTAATAGCCGGTCATTATCTGCTGGAGTTAAATACTTCTCAAGCCAAAGCGCACGACGACCACGTTTGTCCAGAATGTTATATTCAAATTCAGACGGTATGGCCGGTTCTGCATTCTCCGGTGGTCCTTCAATGAAGGCCGGCTTATATGATCGGTAGTGGGTCACTTCACACTGGCATGGAATGCCGTGCACTTTGGTGTCGAAGATCATGACTCATCCTTTCAGAAGCTCGATATATTCATCAAGCCGACGCTTCTTGAGTATCAGCTTTTTCTCTATCTCAGGAATGGCAACAGGGTCACCACTCCCTTTCCAGGAGTTATCAAGCTCCGCTTGAACTAACTGAGTGATAAGTGTCTTGAGATGTTTTGCTTCTTGTTTGTTGATCACAGCAAGCTCCTTATTTGTCAAATTGTCCTTCAGTGTATTCAACACGAACACAGGCAATACGATGCTTGAAGGTGTTATCTTCAACGCTTGCAGCCAACCTGTCTGCTTCTTCACGGGTGGTGAGTATGCCCTTTCTACTGTCATATAAATTCAGGTACATGACTTTTTTCACAGGCGGCGTGTTCATCAGGTCATGGTGGTTATCATCCCCATCGACCCATTTACCTTCTTGGGTCCATGATGTGCTGTGTGTTTCTACGCCCCTATAACCGATGATGGTGTAAGGTGCACGGCCTTTGGTACTGAGAATGGTGACTTCCAAGCCAGCCTTGGTTTGTATTGGTTTGGTAAAATCCAAATTTACATCTGGAACTTGAACAAGGTCATTGTCATGCTGTTTTTGGTCAGCACTCCATCTTCCTTCAAAAGTCCAAATATGTCTTCCATCATTAATGTTGCCTCTGTACTTCCATAGGCTACCGTTTTCAACGAGCTTTAAATTACTAACTGGCTCACCACTACGGGTACGAAATTTCTTAGTCAGATCAAACATTATTCCTCCGTGAGAGTAAAGACTTTGGACAACATGACAGCCACACCTTTGATGCGGTCATCATGATCCGTATCGATGTTGCATAAATGGGCAATCAAGCAGCGTTGAAATGCTTCTATGAATTCGGATGACTCCGGATAGCCTGGATTATTGGTTACTTCGGAATCAGGCAAGGGTTCCCCATACATCATGGCCTGAGCCAATGCATAGTAGGGACCATGACCATTCCGGATCGAGAAGGGAATATCCCGCATGACAGGTAACAGACGAGCTGTGCCACGGGTGAATTCTTCAGGGGTGATCGATTCAATATCGTTCACGGTGAGGGTATAGGGGGGCATATTTCTTCTTCCTGTTCAGGTGTGAGACCACCGCCGAACTCGACAGGTATCTCTTTGTGGGGAATACCCATTTGACGTGCCTGGTTGTAATAGCCCCGTGGGTGCTTATCACAGAGGTAGTGTGTCGGGCTGTGCGGGTAGTGTCTGCCGGCCACCATGTCAGGACCGTTGCAATGACAGAGCAATGATCTGTCTGTCAGCCTTCGTTCCAACCGCCACCCACGCTGCAAGCCGCAGGCGGCGCAGCGCGGTGTGGCTTTGTATTCATCAGGGTGTACCGTACTTACCCGCCGATGCCGACAACTTGAGTTGCGACACCGAACGTTGTAAGTAGCCATGCTGTTACTTGGCGATCTTCGGCAGTGGAAATGGCACCTTGGAAGTCGGCTGGCATTGGCCATCTTCATTGGCATACGCCTTCTTCTTGAAGTCGGCGTCCAGGTAGCAGCCTACGGTGCCGGACACGGTGCTGCACTTGGCGGTGAACTTCTCGATAACACCTTTCTTTTCACCAGGTGCCGGTTCCAGTAGTTTCATGATCGAGACCGATGCCCAACCGTCACCTTGTGGACAAGCTGGAGTCTGGGACGAGTCACCGTGGCTGACGATCTGGTGATTGTCGAAGCGGGGATTTTCTGCCACATACATCTTGGCATTCCACAGGCCGTTGGCCCGTGCCTGAGCGCGTGCATCTTCGAGCGTATCGAAGGCGACTTCTTTCTGGCCACAGCCAGCGATGAAGGTTGCGGAGAGTGCTGCGAAGATCATGGAGCGGTACAGTTTTTTCATTTTGGTTCCTTGGTTAGATTACGGAGAGGGTGCTACTTTGTTCAGACGCCGGCTTCCACCAGCTTGTCGTGACGTGCCTTCATGGATTCCATGATCTTGACACGTAGTTCGGGTGAATCGATCACACCGAACAGTTCCAGGGAGCAGCCAGCAATTATGCCGCTGCATTCCATTTTCATACCACTCTTGGTCCAAGCGGTGAACTTAGCTTCATTGATTTTCTTTGCTGCCATTTGGTGCTCCTTAATTGTAAAGCGATTTGTGGGTAATTTTAAATTCCATGTCTTTTTCATGCACACGGATATGCAGCTCGTCACCATCTTGAGCATTGGCGAATCGTGGGTTAGTCAGTTCTTCTTTCATCTGATCAGCCAACCACATTACTTCGTCAGCACTTCTACCCTTGTAACGTTTCTGAGCAGCTAGAACACCACGCCGGAACCAATAAAGACAGTTCACCAGATCAGGTTCATCACCTTTTAGGTCAACATGGTCCTCGTTTTCGATTTCCATGTGGTATTCATTGATCTCCTTAGCGGCAAAAGGGAGGCAGGCGACTAGATCACAATCACAATCTGACTCGATCTCATCAATCGGCTTGGCTCGGGGGATGCTGTCCAAGTCGTTATGCTCTGCAATGCGGCGTATCTCGTAGCCCCAGGTTTCTTTGGGTTGAATCTTGGTGTAGGGACCACGCCAGAACCAACCACTCTCTATGCGTATCCATGCACGAGCACCAAGTGCCAGCAGCTCATCAACAGCACCCCCGTGCTTGTGACCACGGGGGAAGTGTTCAATGACATCATGGACGATGAGGTCACCATAGGAGACATCGAAGTTGTCATGCATCTTCGATATCCAGCCAGTTTCCCCATTGTCGTCTTCGCCCCACTTGTAGATGAACAGGCTCATATTTTTTCCTTAATTAAGCTGCCTCCTTCAGCTTGGTCTCATACTTCGCTTGTCCCTTTTCACAGGTGGCGAGGATCGTTGCTTGGTCGGCGTTGATGGGTAGGGTGATACCGTTGGCCCAGTTCGGCCAGAAGATATCCAGTGCGGCACCGATCTTCACGGTGTCATGTTGCAGCTCGGGCAGTTCTTGCCAGCTCATCGACTTGATCAGCTCGCGGTTAGCCCACTCAACTACTTCAGGATGGTCCACGATCAGGGCATAGATTGCGTCATGGATCATGGCGCAGGGCAGAATCTCATAACGATATTCCGATGCCCACACCTTGAGCCAGAAGTCCACAGCAGCACGATTGTTGAGCAGGCAGTAGGACTGGCCCATGGCGTTACCCACGGTCCTGCCTTCAGCCTTGGCTTCGTACGGCATGCGCTTGCCATACACCACCTGCCCCAGCAATGGGGTACGGACACGGAGGCCGAAGGCCACAGTGACGTACCCAAGTTTGCAGGCTTCATTTTCAATACGCCCCTGGATGTATTCGTCACTCACCTTGTACAGTTCGTGATACGCCTTCTCGACACGCTTGGCCTTTTCCTCTGGCCAGCCCAAGTTCTGCATCAGGGTGTAATACGTGCCCTGATAGGTGAGTGCGAAGGTCGGTGTCTTCGACTCCTGCCGCAGATAGGCGAACGGATGCGTCTTCTCTGCAATCGCATTGACTTGATCCGGATCAGTGGCATCGATATAGCCCAGTTCCTCGGGGTAGTAGAAGACTGCTCGCAGACAGTGACCATCGAAGCCATCGGTATAGACCTTGAGCTTCATCGGATCACGGCTGGTCAAGGCGCTGATGTAATCCTCAAGAGAATTAAAGTCAGCACCACAGAATATCCAGCCCGGTGGAGCCATGAAGATTTTCTTGATCAACTTCCCGAAGGTGGAGTTGGCAGGGATGTTCTGCATGTTCGGGTCCGACGAGCTGAGCCGGCCGGAGACTGTGCCACCCAGATTGAAGTTGCCATGGAGCCAGAGGATGCCATCCGTAGTCTTCTTGATGCCCAGCTCGAATGCCGGGATGAAGGTGGACAGTATCTTGTCTGCTTCAGACCAGCCGATTAGGGCTTCCAAGATCAGCACATGGTCATTGGACTGGCAGTGATGAATCAGCTTCTTCAGCGTTTCACCACCCACAGCAGGTTGCTTGGTCTCGGTCAAGTCGATGATGGGTAGGCCCATCTTCTCGTACAGAAGCACCTGCATCTGTTGAGGACTGCCGGGATTGAATCGGTGATCCTGGAAGCAGACCAGCAGCTTGGAGAACGTCTTCAGCTTTTCATTGGCCGCAGCCTGTTGCTTCTTCTGGACCCACAGGTCCATCTCCCTGACGAGGGGTTGACTACGCATGTGCGCAGTATGGCCGGCGCTGATTCCCATCAGCTTCATCTTTACTTCTTGGAGCTTGGCCTCCGACATCGGCATGCCCACCAGTTCCATTTGCGTTTGCAGCTTTTGGCTCGGCATGAACAGGGTTTCATAAATCTCTAACTGCTCGTCCTGCACCATCCGGGGATAGTAGGTGTCGCACACGTAGTTTGTGGCCAGGCAATCGATTAAGTTATAACGAAGCAACTGTGGCAGCGGAATGCGTCGGATATCCTTAATCTCGTCCTGGGCATAGTTACCAGCGAACGGGTGAGCCAGCACCTTTAATCCCAGCTCGTTGCCAGCGGTACTGTTCAAGGCCAGGTAGGCAATGTGCTTGGTGTCGTCACATCGGGCATACATGATGTCCAGACCATCCAGACAGCCATGCTGGTCCAGCAGGTTATCCATCCACAGGGTGTAGATGATGACTTTGCAGTCATACGCTGCCCGGTGCCACTTGATGCGGCCCTTGTACTCGGTGAAGAATTGCTTCAGCAGTTGCCTGATGGCTCGATTCTTGACATATCGACCATATTCCCCATCGGAATTCTTTTCCCCAAGGTCTTGGTAATCACAGGCAAAGGCGATGCCATTGTGTTGATCCCAGGCAAATGCACAGGAACCGATGCCAGCCTCGTTAAAACGCAGCGAGAAGGCTTCGATGTCGGCAGACAGTTCAGGGTATTGGTGCAGGGCGTTTAACGCCTCTGCGATCTCCTGGACGCTTCCTGGATAGTATTCCGAATGCACGATGTCCTTGCCAATGGTCTCGTACTCGTCTTTCTGGTGGGATGCCACCGCATGCAGGGCCAGAGCCAGCTTGTCCTTGAAGTCCAGGTTGTAGATCATGGACTGCCAGTTCATGCCCAGTGCCACGCTCATGTGCTCATATCCTTTGATCTTGCAAGGCAGGACGTAGCCCAAGTGGACTTCGGCTTTCTTCTCGTTGGTAAGCACCTTGAAATAGGTGCCGTCCATGACGAACAGGGTTTTGGTGCCCAGGGCATCCAGCTCGGGTAACAATTGCTCGAGGTATGCCTTGACGGTCTTGTTGGACACCTTCTTCGGATCGTCATACTGCAACGTGAAGGCGATGATGTCTTCAAGTACCACACCACGTTCCACCAACGGATTGATGTACGCCTTGACCAGCTCATGCTTGGTGAAGGCGGTAGGCTTAATGAGAACAGCTACCGGGTATGCATCGGAAGGGGTTGGAGAGAATACGTGATGTTGCATGTGGATTCCTTTTAATGTGGCTTTTCTGCAAAAGTAATTAACGTCGCGTCGTCTTTGCCATGTGTTTCACATACAACGAGGACGTTATAACAAGCATGGTCAATCCATCCATCCAGCAGATCACCTAATGCTTCATTGGAGAGGAAGGGATAGTCTTTATCCAATACCTCAAGAGCAGCGGCACGGGAGACTAGTAAAGTCGTATAAATACTCATGGTTGACCTTGAATGAAGTTTTGCAGCATGCGGGCTTTCATCACACTGATGAAAGGCGTGATGCGCTTCTGCAACCGGACAATCTCGGCCGGCTGCATGATGCGCTTTGGTTCGCCCAGGTTGTAGGGCAGGAAGACTTCGTGTATCTGGTCAGGGAGGATTTGTTTGTAATCGCTGATGCGATCACTAGCCATCATCATTGACTTGAGGATGCCCTTGATACAGGGAATCTCATATCCGAATACCTGTTTGTGTTCGGTCAGGTAATCATTCATGCGTGCATGTAGCGTGGGCATGAGTTCCACTGGGCTTTCAGACGCCGTGCTTTCCAGGTTGTAAAACTTGCCCCGGTAGATGAAAGAACGATAAGGTGTTTTTGTGAGCAGGGCGTTGTCCACTGCAATACCCAGCAGGGCATCCGTCAACTCGTTCATCACGTTGTGATAAATGTGGCTGATGATCGCGTTGTTAAGATGCTCTTTAACTTCGTTCACACTGGCCGTATAGGCTTGCGCCTGGTTGTAACGGGGTTTGGGCGTAGTCATATTATTCTTTCCTCGGGAGAAGGATTATGTGTGGAAACTTAGGCGCTGTCACCGCCTTTCTTTTCTGGGAAACCCATCACTTCAGATCACCGGTCAGGATCAGCTGGTGACGGGCACGGCTGAAGCCGACATACAACATGCGAGCCAGGGTGTTCTTGTTACGGCATGCACCGATGTCATCGAGATCGATGTATGCCTTGTCGTAGGTCCGGCCCTGGCTCTTGTTGATGGTGCAGGAGTACGCTGCCCGGAGATCGAGCCACTGGTTCTTGATGTTAACCACCATGTTGTAGTTCTCCTGTGCCTGAGCACGCTTGAACGCTTCCGTGCGGATAGCCAGTGAAGCAGGCATGAACAGCTCGGCCTTCTCATCCAGCTCGAACATCGTGCCGGGTGTGTCGAAGATTTCATACGGACGCATGCCGGTGACACGCACCATCTGGTCTGTCTTGAAGCTGATCTTGCCAGCTTGGACATACTGATTCACCACAGCGTAGTCTTCGACTTCGAAGTTCGGATCACCCTTGGCCAGCTCACGGATGTAGTGGTTGTATTCAATGACACGGCGGTTGGTCCAGGCCAGTACCTTGCTGTCAGCAAAGCGCCAGTCATCACGGGTGAACTCGGCCTTGACGGCTTCGTTGAACTCGTCCCGGCCCATGTGCTTGATGTACGTACCATCAATGTTCACATCTTCTGGAAACACGCCGGTGTTGACAGCATGACGGAAGGCTGTGGCCAGATCAATGATGGGATTGCCATCGGCCTGACGCATGATCTTTTCCAGCTTGGCTCCGGGGTACTTCATGTTGAAGACCGGTGTGTCGGCTGACTTCACAGGTGCCAGTTGTGCTGGGTCACCCATGAAGATGATCTTGCAACCATCGGTGAAGTCGAAGATGTGACGCAGCAGGTTTTTGTCGATGTAGCTGGCTTCATCAATGAAGATGAGCTTGTTGTACACCGTCTTGGCCTTATCTGCGACCAGGGTATTCTCTCCGGTCTTGTAGTCCGTATGGAGCCGGAGGCCCAATAGGGAATGAATGGTGCAGACGACTTCACCGGACATGTGGGAGAGTGCTTCACATGCACTGTTGGTGGTGGCTGTAAGTTCGATGTCCATCTTCTCGTAGTCCGGCTGGACCAATTGAATGGTCTTGAGGAACTTGGGCAGATGGTCCAGGATTTTCTTGACCAGCGTGGACTTCCCCGTGCCTGCGTATCCGCTCAACACGAAGACAGCTTGCTCTGGGTCAGTCACGAAGTCACAGATCGCATCGAGTGCGTTCTGTTGATCGTCGGAGAGGACGATATCTTCAATGTTGATTGCGGTGCTCATGGGTTTCTTTCTAAAAGAAATGTTTGATTAGGTCGGATATCTGTGCAAAGGTGCAGCCAAAGTCGTTGGCTACAGCCAGTGACATTTGTTGATTTTGTTTATCTTGAAATGGCATATAGCCACTGGTATCGATGTCAGCCCACGTTCTGACTGCATCAGGCAGAATGAGTGATTCAACATCTTCCAGTTCACAGGAAAAAGAAAATTGATGATCGTATCCTTTTTCGTGTTTTTCCCATGTGCCGATGGTATGCCGGGATGCCACTTCACAGAGGACACCCAGGCAACACATGCCTTCTTCATTACGTAACACATCCTTGGCTTGCTTGTGTTTGGTCAGTTCTTCCAACCACTCAGCTTTGATTTCTGGTTTCATTTGTTGATCTCGTAGTGAATGACTTTGCCGTAATGGGATACGAAGTCAGGGTTGTCATGGATGAGCCAAACTACATCGCAGCTTGGCAGTATGTAAGGCGAGGCTTCATCGAACGGGTCATTTTGATTTTCACGTGGCCAGTAAAACTCACCATCGGTCAGGATGACTAAGACCTTCGGCTTGTTCTTGTCGGCCCACTCGAACAGCTCACGGACATCGGTACCCCCACGTCCCACGAACTTAATTTTCTTCAGCTCGCGGGTGGTCTTGACCTTGCTGATGGATGTGATGGTTTCACTGAATTGCAGGTAGTGAATCCAGGTCGGCTTCATGCGATCCATGCAGCCTGCCACTTCGGACACGATGCGGTTGTAATCGTCATCACTGACTGAGCCAGAGATGTCCGTTGCAAACGCTGCATGCTCGAAGCCTGGCCTGCCACGGCTGGGCATGTAGTCATCGTTGAACCGCTTGTTGGGTTTCTTCCATGAGTAGCCCTTGCGGTTGTACTTGCCGAACCAACGCTTGAGGATGATCTCCCATGGCAGCTTTGGATTAAGCAAGGCTTGCAGGTAGAACGCGATGTCCGATGGCACACCGGTGGCGCAGCCTGCCTTCTGTGCCTGCATGGTGGCTTGGAGCACCAGCTTGTCCATGGTGTACTGGACTTCTTCTGGCCGACTTGGCTCATCGCTTTCACCCGGTGGCATCAGATCAGGATCGAAGTTGTCCTCGGGTTCCTCGGGGAGTGCATCATAAATCTGTTCCGAACTGAGTCCACGATAACCATCGTTCCAGAGCCAGGTAGGGATACGCTCAAAGCCTTGGTCTGTCAGCATCAGATTGATGTAGAAGTCACAGGCCCGATTCCACTTCTGATGGTTCTTGCTTCCCTTGCGCAACAGGTGGCAAAGGGCACAGT